TCTCTGCTCCAGGTAGCAAGTTGTGAGACTCTTTGGTCTGAATGGTAATTACGTCATCAGTACAAGATAGTTCATCTAGCTGGTAAGATGGCTTTAGCAAGCTTCCAGAGCTGTACTGAATACCCTTTCCAGACTGGTAGCGGAAGTAACGACGTGTTTGACGAATTGCTTGCTGGTTGTTTGAGTTACCATTAGCTGAGAAAATTACACCACCGTCGTGAGGTCTGTGACCAAATGTTGCCTGTGGTCTTACGTAGACCTTTGCAGAAGTTGCTACGAGAGTTCCTGTTGGGGCATCATCAACATAAACTTTAAATGATGTTGGGCTAACAACTGTAGACACAACCCATGCACCATTAGGAGCATTGGTGCTTGCTGTAGTTCCAGAGATCGCAACCTCGTTACCAAGGGCTAGACCGTGAGGAACTGTGGTAGTTACTGTAACTAGCTTACCAGAGTATGACATTGTTGGAGCTGCACCAATCTGAGATCCAGTGTATGGTGTAGAAACAAAGATGCTTGTCTTGTTGTAATCATAAATTTGAGTAATGCCTGTTTTGTTTGCTGACTTAGCATAGTATGTGAACTGGTTTGTTCCACCACCAGTCTCAATTAGGAATGTTCCATCTGCATTCTTAAGCAGGGTATCTGTAATAGTTACTACTGTACCATTTGGTGGTGCATAATTAGACACAGCTGTACCTGAAGCATCAGTTACTGTAGTGGTTATTGCATTCTGAACCGCAAAAGTTGTTCCAGATGCAATTTCTTTAATTTGAAAAAGACCGTTATATCCAGATGGACCTAGGCCAGTAATATTTACATATTCTCCAATAGTAAAGCCGTGCTCTGCTGAAGTTGTGTAAGCAACATATCCCACTGATGGGTTTGATGGGGTAACTGCAGTAACGCTTCTTGTAGTAGTGTTTAGGGTAACGGTAACTACTCTAGAGTCTTGTGCCATTACAAGAGAGTTAAAGTTCTTAATTGGAATTGCTGAGTTAAAGGCGAATGGACGGTTGTTAGTCATTGCCAAGTTTTCCCACTTGGTAAGCTGAGGACCAAGCTCAAAGTCAGTATCAATAAGTGCCTGTGGAGTGGATACTCTAAACTTACCTACTGGATCAGTGAACTCCTCTTTTGGAGCAAACGCCTGATCAAAATTTGATAAAAACTGTGTCATTAGACAACCTTCCAACCGTATGTAGAGCCTATAAATCTAAAAAGAACTGAGGCTCTGTCTACGTTCAAAAGCATGTTGTCTGTTCTTCCCTCTATTAATTCTAATCCTCCAGAAACGGTTAGTCCATTTCTTTTGAATGTTTCATCTCCATCAATTATAGCAACACTTTCCCCCACTACAGGGTTTTCTGGCATAATTAATGTAAAACTTCCTGAAGAAGTTTTTGCAATGTAACCAGTATTGGCTGTTGCTGTAGTATTTGAGTTGATTACTTGCCAGTTACCATAAGCGGTACCGCCACCAACTCCAACCCATGATGAGTCGTAATAAATATATGTACTACCAGTTGTAGTATTAAACCAGATGTCTCCAGGGACTGGTGATGCTGGAGCAGTTTCTGATTCTATGTATGTACCGTCTGGACCTGTTGGTCCCAGAGATCCAGTTGGACCAGGAACTGTTGAAACTGGGCCAGTAGCCCCTGTTGCACCTGTTGGACCTGTCGGACCAACGACTGTTGAATCTGCACCTGTTGGTCCAGCATTTCCTTGTGGTCCTGTTGGCCCTACTGGACCTGTTGGACCTGCGGCACCAACAATTACTGGTTCCCAAGCTTGTGTTTGAGAATTATAAAACTTTAATTGACTCATAGAGACACCTCGTTAGACAAGTATGCGAACTTGAAACTTACAGTAGTGTTATAGATGATGGCCATAGTTATTTAATTATACCATCTTTGTCTATTTAGTTTGAGCAGTATTTTATAGTATATTTTTTGTTAAAAATTTTAAATGAACTTATTAATAGTTATACTTTTAGTGTTGTAAAACATTTCACTATAGAGCTGCTGATTTCAAATATCTAATAATTACAATTCCTGATCCACCAGCTCCACCACCAGCATCACCAGAATTTAGGCCTGTAGCAAGTGAGCCGCCGCCGCCACCAGAATTTACACGACCATCACGGTTTGAGTTTTGTGGCCCACCACCTCCGTAGCCTGCTTGAACCGCTCCTGCCTTACCGCCAAAGTTTGCGTAGTCAAGACCAGAGCCTGCACCACCACCAGCGTATCCAGTAAAGCCTGTTGAAGAAACCCAAGTGCCAATAGAGTAGCCATTACCACCATTACCACCTTGAGTATTTGACCCATTGCCACCAGTAGAACCATAGCCACCGCCACCACCACCAGCAGCATTACCGCCACCTGTATAGCCTGAACCACCAGAGTTGCCTTGACCTGCAGTTCCTGAACCTGGACTTGGTGTCTGGCCAGCCGTTCCGCCACCACCACCACCTGAACCACCAGGTTGACCAGTGAAGTCTGAGTCTCGTGTACCACCACGACCACCACCAACTGCACTAGTGAAACCAGTAATAGAGGAGTTACTGCCATTTGCTGCAGCATTTTGTGTTCCACCAGAACCACCTGCACCAACAGTTACCGTGTAAGAGCCAGCTGCAAGGGTAGTAGAGCCAAATACTACACCGCCAGCACCACCGCCACCACCGCCGTTTACTCCAGCACCAGCTCCACCAGCAATGATTATTGCGTCAATTGCCACTCCAGATGTTTGTCCAGTAATAGAAAAAGATGATGTTTCAGTAAACGTTCTATAGTAGTATGTAGAATCTGACGTTAATACTCCACCTGAAATTATTGGATAAATTGTTCCAGGATCAAGAAGTCCTAGTGGGATTGCCATGCTATCCTAAGTTTCCAATAAGCATATATTCTCCAGCAGCTACGCACATAACTGTGGCACCAGCATACTGTTTTCCAGTCTTTACTTTGCTATCTACGCTTCGAAGGTTCACGCCAGAAGCTTGGAAGGTTATCTGTCCAGAACCAAACTGGGCAAAGTCAATCCTGTCACCTATATTGAGAACATTTGGAATAGTAACTGTAATTGCACCGCCAGTAGACCTAATTGTTTTTCCTGCATCTGCGTTCGTGATAGTGTAATTGGCTGATATATCAACTACCAGTGTTGCAAAGTTTCCAACGACCTGGCCATTTGCATAAATATTTAGCCTTTCAACCCCAGTGCTAGAAACTCCATCTGGCTTTGTAGCAAATGATATCCTACTACCCAAATTATTTGCTGTAGTTCCAGATTGCCATCCTGCTACGTAAGCGGCTCTGGTGCCTGTGGATAAAGTATTTGTTACGTCGTGAAATTCCAATAAACCTGTAAGTGCAGCACCATTTGACAATCCACTAGCAAAGGCAATTACCCCTACGTCGCTTGGAGCGGCTACAGTCAAATATTTTCTTGATTGACTAGGTATTGTTATTGCGGCATTGTTTCCAAAAGAGCTGTTAGACTGAATTTGAACAGCACCTGTAAAACTAGCTCCAGATATGTTTGCTTTCGCATCTAGATCAGTTTCAATATTTGCAATAGAGTTTGTAACTGTTGTAGCAAAGTTTGCATCATCGCTCAGGGCTGCTGCAAGCTCATTAAGGGTATTCAGTGCCCCAGGTGCTGAATCTACAATTGCTGATGCAGCTGCGGATGCGGCACTGTCTGCATAGGTCTTAGTTGCATAAGATGATAAGTCTGACTCTGGCCCTGTTGGGCCTGTTGGCCCCTGGATTCCAATAGGACCTGTTGGTCCTGTTGGTCCAACGCTTGCTGAAACAATTTTCCATGAACTGCCGTTCCACTTCCAAGTACGAGAACCAGAAGTAAAAGTATCATTAGTTGATGGTGATAGTGGAAAGTTTATAGCTGCCATAGTTCTTCAATTATATCAGTTTTTGTATATCTAAATTAGATAGATTCTTCTGGCATTATCCATGACCAAGCTTCTTCGTCAAAGCCTAGGTTGCCTTCTGGTTCTGCTGGCTTAAAGTTTGTGCCGTCAAAAGTATCTCCAATACCTGCATACTTCTTTCCGAAGTTAGCATTGTATGATGTTTGTGCCCAGGTACCCTCTAGTCCTAGATCGTTAAGGTATTGCTCTCCATATGTTTCGTGTTCGTTATCTACGACTACTACATTTGTTACAATACCGTTTTCAATTTTTGCAAAGTGTGCCATGTTGTTTTCCTATTCGTAATACTCTATTGCCACATATCCAGAACCGCCGTTGGCACCGCCAGCTAATCCACCAGAGCCTCCACCACCAACTGTAATGGTGTATGAAGTTCCTGGTGTGACTGCTGAACCACCCAAGAGGATGTTTGAGCTAAAGGCTGTTGAGGCAGCTTGAATGTATCCTTGGTTTGGTGGACCGTTTCTTACAGAGCCACCTCCGTTACCAGTATTGGCCTGGGCTGCCTGGGCTCCACCCATGTTAAAATTTCCGTATGTGCCACCGTTGGCCCCAAGGGCGTCAATTCCAAAAGCAGAAGATGTTCCGCCGTATCCACCGCTGGCTTCACTTCCACCACCGCCACCGCCACCAGCCATGATATTTGCAATTGCATAGGTAACTCCAGCAGGTGCTGTCCAGCTTCCAGTAGATTTAAAAAGAGCAATCTTTTTTTGCTTGGTAGAAGCACCTAAACTTTTAAAACTAATAGGCATTATCCCATTCTCCATCCATAGGTTGATCCAGTATAGACAAATGATGCAGCTACTCCGTTTGAATCAAGAAGTGCTGAGTCTAACACTCCGTTAATTTTAACTGAGTTATTTGCTACTGTAATATTGTTTGTACCTGCTGTGCCGCTGGAATCAAAAATTTGTATTTCATTTCCAAGAGTTGGGGTAGCTGGTAAAGTTAGTGTTCTTGCAACTGTAGTATCTACAAAATATTTATTTCCAGAAGCCAAGGCTATATTAGAAGATACTGCTGTACTAGGAAGTACTCCAGATGCACCTGCTGGTCCTGTAGGTCCTACAGATCCTGCTGGACCTGTTGGGCCAGCAACTGTTGAGGCTGCACCCTGTGGTCCTGTAGCTCCTGCTGGACCTGTTGGGCCAATCGCACCTTCTGGTCCTGAAACTTCTACCCAAAAACCATCTATAAAAGTATGGACTGCTCCAGTTGATGACTCTATCCATATCTGTCCATTTGATGGATTTGATGGAGGTGTTTCGGAGACAAGAAATTCTGCGTCTACACCTGATGGTCCTGTAGGACCAACATCTCCTTGTGGGCCTGTAGGGCCTATATCTCCCTGTGGTCCTGTAGGACCCTGCCCCATAATTCCTTCGACTGTAGTGTCTAGCCATAGAACATCAAATGATGTTGGGGCAGTAGAACCAACTTCTAGTCCGTCAGATCCGTCTAGGCCAGCGTTAAAAGGTAGCCAGTAAAGATTTGCAAAAGAGTCTGTTTCTCTGTCTGATGGAACGCTGCTTGTATTGTTTGCATTTGCTATCCAAAGGGCGTTTGCTTCTTTTACTACTTCTTGTGCTGCACTAAAATATGTGGTAGTTGGAGACCAGTCTCCTACGTAGTTGAATGGGTATGGACCTGTAGCTCCAGTTGGTCCAGTTGCACCATTTGCTCCATCTGCTCCTGCTGGGCCTGTCGGACCTGCAATACTTGATGGTGCTCCTGTTGGTCCAGTTGGTCCAGGTGTTAGAGAAATACTGTCTACATAGTCTTTTGTGGCAGCGTGATCTGGACCAGTTGGAGTGCCAACAGTTACTGGGGCACCAAAAGTACCACCCTCAGTTACAACTAAGCCATTCTTGACCTTGAAGTCTTTATTTGCTGTAGACAATGTTAAGCTCTCCTAAATAGTATAATTATACCATTTTATAAAATATAGTTATTCAAACCAATAACGGCTATACCAATTGGTGCTGGATTATTAGGGGAGTATCCAACGATTCCAATATTAGTTATTTTAATTCTAAAAGGCAATACGCTATTTATTCGTACTGAGCCAGCTGTTTCTCTAATTCTAGATTTAAAAAATTTTGATGTTTGTATGTTTCTTACTTTGTTGCTTTTATCTAGAATTTGTGCTTTGGACATTAGTCAGTCACATCCTCAAGGATGACCATGCTTCCCTGAGCTACCGTCCAAACTATAGTGTCTCCTGCAGATGAAAGTTGAATATCAAAGATGTCTCCAGTTTCAAGAGTAAATGATTCTGATGCAGTAAGAGATACTGTGAATTCTCCAGGTAGGTCATCTGGATCTGCGACTGGGTTTAGTTCTAGGATTGTGGTTGCTACATCTGTAATTATTCCAGTAGAAGATGGTGAGTCAGGTCTCTTGACCTTCATTGCTATTGTCCAGTCTTCAATGTTCAAAGCAACTTTTGCGTCGTCTGTAACATATACTTTAAATGCAGCGGTATCTCCACGAACTACTGTCCATGTGACTCTTGGTGGTCTGTTTCCAACATCGTATGTAGATGCTGATCCTCTTGAAGTTGCCATATGTTAAATTATATCATAATTAATCATTGAATATTCCTCGAAAAACTGGTATAATTGTATGTGACTTCCAGTAATGGAAGTTTTTGTTCTAAGGAGGACAAATGACTAGACAGAGTAACAACAACGTTGAAATCCTAACTAACTCTCAACAACAGACATTTTTATTGCTATCGCACTAATAAAAATATTGTCGCCAAGGTATTGATACTGATACCGTAACTACGAAAAGAATAAAAAGGAGGTAGTAATTGAAAGAATTATTGCTAGTAGTAACAACAGCTTTTGCATTAGTACCATTAACCATTTCTTCTGGAATGGCATATGGAGGAAACCCCGAAAGACCAGAACGTGGAAATCACATATCTGTGTCAACTCTGCAAAGGCTTGAGATTAAGAAACAAGATGCCATTAATGAAGTTAAGCTTGAAAGGCTTAGAGAGAGTGGCATTAAAGTAAAGAAGGCACTGGACAAACTATCTACACACGTAGATAAAACCTGGTACGTATTTTCTGGAGCTACACCATCTGGATGGGACTGTTCTGGTCTTACCATGTGGTTTTATGAACAGCTTGGAATAACCGTTGAGCATCGTGCATCTGTGCAGGATACCGCTGGAACAAAGACCAACCACCCAAAACCTGGAGATCTAGTTGTATTTAAATACAATGGATCAAAGCAGGCTTACCACGTTGGTGTTTATGTTGGAGATGGCAAGATGATTCATGCCCCAAAGCATGGTCACTTGACTAGAATTGAAAACATAAAGAAGTTTGGTGGAAGCTACTCAAAGATAAGCTACAGAAAGCTTATAGATACTAATTTGTAAGGTCTATCCAGGCAGAGCCTGTCCAGCGTTTCATCTTAGTTAGTGCCACCCACTGGCTTCCGTCCCAACGCTTTGCTGTTCCAAAAGATGATTGTCCAAAGGTAGAGTTTATTCTCTTGCCTGGGTAGACAACAGTTATTGTTATTACCTTTGATGTAACTGATGCTGCTCCATTAGCACCCAAGGCATTAACTGCAAATGTGTAGGTTCCTGGGACATCTGTACTTCCAGAAAGAGCTCCTGTAGCGGCGTTAATAGTAAGCCAGCTTGGAAATGTTCCAGTGCCAGCATAAGTGATAGAGTATGGATTTGTTCCTGTATTAGATGCAGCTACGCTAGCATTTGCTGTTGACTGAATTGTTTGATTGATGACCAGCTGTGGTGTCACTGTTTCATCAGTAAATCCTGGAGTGATTGCTGTCCATCCCAGGTCTGCAGAAAATGTTGTATCAGAGTTGATTGCTGGAGTAGTTGCCTGATCGTAGTAAGAGGAATTTCCATTCCAACCAGTAAACGTATATCCAGATCTTGATCCTACTGCTGGAAAAGTTGTAGTGCTTCCATCGTTAACAGTTTTAGATGATGTTGGTGAGTTTAATGATCCATAAGTATTTGTAAAATTTACAGTATATGTTGTGATTGGAACTGCACGTAGACCATAAATTCCAGTACCTCCTGCTGGATACCATGCAGAATTCCCTCCTGTTCCCTGAGACCTCACCCAATAATACCTAACACCGCCTTGTGATGGTCCTGTATCTGTATAAGATGTACTGGAAGTATTAAAATCTGGAGTGCTGGATGTTAGTGGTGCTCCTGTAGAAGAGCCACTGTACCAAATACCATAATTGGTAATGCTTCCTGTGGCACCGCTCCAAGAAAGATTAATACCAGCAGAGTCATTCGTACTTGCAGTTAGATTTGTTGGAGCCGTTGGGGCAGGGGTAGACACGTAACCAGTATCTGCTAAAACGTATGTTCCAGAAACAGATGTTCCTGTTGTGATCTTATATGCAACAGCCTGATCGCTAAATTGAAAAACAGCACTAACTGAAATTGAAGACTTTCCAGTGTGGTTAATGCTTTTTGTTGCAGTGGCAATTGTTATGGTAGCACCCTTAACTGAATTAGTATACTGTTTTGTTGTTACAGCACCAGAAACTGCTGATCCATCTATGCTTATTGATCCAGTACAGGTTTCTAAAGAGTAGTTATTTGCTGATGATGTTGTACCGTTGTTTTCTCTCAATCTAGCATTTATTGTAGAGGTGTTGGTTGTTGAGTTTATATTGGTTTCCCATACTTCAAGATATAGGGTGTGCCTATTTACTGTAGCTCCAACAAACTGCACTGCTGTTGCTGATGTTGTTGCTGGACCTAGTGGGCCTGTTACTGCAGCCATTTATATCACCAGAACCAGAGGTCGCCAACAGATGGACTAGATGGAGCTGTGCTGCTTACAGTAACTTTTGCTGTTTCTGTTTTTAGCCAATAATTTGAGTGTGTGTGACCAGTTGCTGATTTGCCATCTAGCTGACCCTGAATTCCTGAAGTAACGCCATCAAGATATCCTAGCTCAGTTGGGGTAACAGTTGCAAGTGAAACAATCTTTCCATTAGCATCTACATATGTAGCTGAATTTGCTGAAAGAGCTGTATCAATCTTTAGGTTTATTGCACCAATGGTGTAGTAACGATCATCGTGAGTGTGACCAGTCTTAGCTGTCTGTTGCCATTCTCCCCATGTAATTGTTGCCTGAACCTTTAGTCCTGTTCTCCAATAGAAGTTACTTCCAGAAGCTGATGCATTTGTGATGTATGTTTGGAAGTATGTATTGTTTGATGAGCTTAGCCAAAAATTAAGCAAACCAATGCTGGTTGATGGGTAATTCAACAATGCAGTTGGAGAAGTTGTGCTGTGATAAACTCCAGTTTGGGTTAGATCGTTTATATTCTCTGATGCACCTAGATTGCTGATTGCCGCTGCACCAGCGACTACCGCATCAATTGCCGCTAGGGTATCACGAATATATCCAGCCATAGAGTCTGCGAGAATCTGACTCTCACTAGTTGGAACCTCTTCTGTACCGTAGTGGTATAGGTTGAAAGCTTTTCTAATGTCTGCTGCTTCAGTGTACGACGGCACCTGAGTTGGAAATAAGCTACCAATTGATTCTGGCATTATAGAGTCACCTCATCCTGGATTCCTGAAGTTGATGTTATAAACAAGTGAGCAACTCTTTCACCAGTTACTGGCAACCATGAAAGTGTTGAAATGTTATACTCAATTGCTGTTGTTGTTATTAGCAAATACTTTTTACCACCAGAGTCTACTGTAGATAGAGAGAATCCAGTTGATACTGGCTTCAATAGTGATGGTGTTCCTGCTGCAAGCTTATTCTCAAGACTGATATTAACCATGAAGTTATCTGCTATGTATCCATCTACATCTAGAGTAAATAGATCTGATATTGGAATGATTCCAGTTGCAATACCGTCTACAAAAGTAACTGTACCCTTGGTACTAAAAACATTTGGAACCAAAGATGCAAATGGTAGCCATTCGTCAGTCGTTGTTCCAATTTTCTGATAAACAGTTAGGTAATCTGATTCTGATGGGGACACTACCATTGCAAGATCGTAGTTGATGGTGTCTACTGGCTTTTCTGTTGTTGCCAATCTTGGGTCAGCATCAACTCCAATAATTCTACTTCCACGAACTCCAGTTGTACCAAAATCAATGTCAACATTAATGGATGCTGGTCCACCAAATACTGCTAGTTCGTCTGTAGATAGAATTACGTCTGCCATATTATCCTGCCACTATGCTATCTTCTGCACCAGTTGCACTATCTCCTGCTGAATTGGTTGCTAGAACTTTAATAAAGTATTCTACACCAGTAACAATTGGGAATAGCTGGCTGCTAGTAACAGAATATGTTCTTGTGGTATTTGCTGGATCAACAATAGTCCAGTCAGCAATACCACCATTAGGAGCCTTTACATATACCTTATAGCTAGTAGCATCTGCAGATGTTGGTGCATCCCATGTTGCAGTTAGTGTGCCAGTTGGGTTCTCAACGATTGCTAGATTTTGCGGTACTGTTGGAATAGTAACAACAACCTCGTCAACAACGTTTGTGACCTGCTCTGTAATGGTAATTGAACCATTTAGCAGTGTATACACCAAAGAGTATGGCAATGCATTGATGTTTCTAATTTCAATATCGTAAACATATGCAGTTCCAGCCTGAAGCTCATTTCCTTCAGTAGGTGTAATGGCACAAGTTATGTAAGTATTGTCTGGTGATATCTGTGCATATGCTGGGATCTGCTGCTCTGAATTAACACCTCTTGATGTTGCAATATTAAATTGAGCACTGTAGTCTTCTAGATTGAATGGTGATCCAGCTGTGGTTTTTGGATAGATCTTAAACTCATAGGTGTCACCTCTGTAGTAATTAAAATCATATTTTCCTGGGAATGCCATTAGATAATCTCCTCTATGCTGACAATTATACCATTAGTAACCGTTACCGTTTTGTTATCTGAAGATACAAAAGATCCAGTTGCTCCTGTTGGAAGCTGGCTTACTGTTGCAATTTGATTTCCTGGATTTGAAGAGTCGTTAATGAACTCTCCTCCGTCGCCGAATAGAGTAATCTTTCCACTGGCAGTTGTGGTCAGATTGATACTTCCACCAGCCCAAGAACTACTTGAGTATCCAGCATTAATATTTACATTTCCTCCAGCGGTACCCTCGCCATTGAATGTTGAACCAGCAGCAATGTTTACGTCTCCGCCGTTTAGTGTGTAAGAGTTTCCAGCATTAATCTCTACAAAGCCACCATCGGCATTGTCAGAGTATCCTCCACGAATCTTTACGTATCCACCCTCGCCACCTGCAGCACCGTTGCCACCATCAATCTTGATGTCTCCACCGTTGCCAGTAGCTCCTCCACCACGTCCTGCCCAGAGATAAACATCTCCACCTTCTCCGTCGTAACCATCTCCAGCAACGCCGTCTTGTCCAGCAACAACTAGACGCTGTGCAGTAGGGTTTGTAACAGTTGGTGATACACCAGTAATAATTGATTGGTCGGATGATAGTGCAAAGCGTAGAACGTCTCCAGAACCAGTTCGTGCATTTGAAGGACCATAAGGGAAGTGAATGCCACCGTCCATATCAAATTGCCATTCAGCAGGGCCAGCTACAACAGAAACGTGCTCTTTAGGTGCTGTTACGTTTCCAGTAATTACAACTGGGAATGTTTCTTCAAATGTCTTAGTGAGAACACCATCCCACTGAAAGACCATACCCATGTTTGTTTGGCTTGTGGTATCGTAAATAGCTACTGTTTGAACACTAGTGCTGTCTGCAAAAGTAAGGGTTGTAGTCGTGTAAGCATTATTAGAGAACCATTGGGTATCTTCATTAATAGGTAAGTAAAGACCCTCAGTGTTATTAAGGCCAGTAGAACCATCTGCATAGTCAGCATAAAAAGTTACAGTGCGGCTATCAGTGATGATAGTTCCATTATAGCCACTAGCAATTGCTGCGTTACCAGAAGGCAAGGTTAGATTTCCGTTTTGATCAAATCTCCAGGTGTTTGGTCCTTCGCCAGATGTCTCAATCTCAACTTGGTCACTAGTAGAGCTAAGTCGCAGTGTGTCAGTTGACTCAATCCAGATGTCATCTGCTGAGTAAATACCAATATCAGCATCCTGTCCATCATCACGAGTAGTACGAATAGACATATCGTGATTAGCAATTGTTATTGTGCTTTCTTCGTCATTATCGTTATATGCGAACACAAAGTCAGCAACATCACCAGATCCACCAATACCTGGTAGACCCTGTTCACCCTGGTATCCTCTAGGACCTTGTGGCCCTGTTGGACCAGGCATCAATACACCTGGCATTGGTACAATTTTAATAGTTGGCATTATAAACCTCCTGTAACGTCTCCAAGAACCTTTATGGTACCAATAACTGGTGTCCAGACTGTTCCATCAGTCTTAATTCCTTGAAGATCAAAAGCCAATTCAGCTACTTGCTTGTTGTACGATGTACCCCAAAGAGCTGTAATGTCTGCTGGAGCATTTACAAGAACATAGCCAACACCAGCAGTTGTTTCTAGTTCATCAATAACATCGCCCTTAAAGTCATAAGAGCTAGCGGACCAAGTCCATCCAGTCAAGTCGTAAGGGGTAGTTTCATCATCTTCGTAAAACTCAACACGAAGCGGAGAGGTATCTCCACGGACAATAGTCCATTTAAGATTATATGGATCAGCACCAAATTGGGTGTCAGGGCAGCAGGATGTCATAGTAGTTTAATTATAGCATTAAATATGTGCTAAAATAACAAAAAAGACTAGCACTCAAGTCGTGGGTATGAGAGACAAACTTGAGCACTAGCCTATATAAATTATAGCATAAGTAGGGGTACCATAAATCGTTATAAAGAATTTACATAGATTTAACATAAAAAGTACTTGACAAGAATGTTTTGTGTGCTAATATATATCTATATATAAGAGATATAAAATATAAAAGATATAACTACTAGCTATATAGCTTTATATATAATAAATATAATCGGTTTTCAGTTTCGGCAGATTACTTTTGACGAGCTACGTAGTTGATGAATATTTCTGTTAGGTGATCAATTTTAGAATCTAGTTTTTCGTGATACTCTTCACCTTTTGTGTTTTGATCTTTTAACTCTAGGATATCTTTTTCAAGTCTTGTAACCTGATCTTTTATTGATTGACCACTATTAGGTTTGACTTCGTGTAGGATATCTTTTAGGTAGTGTCTAATAACCCATCTGATGGAGACACCGATGATTGTTAAAATTGTAAGTGATGTTAGGATTATACCTAGCCAGTCCACAAAATTCATAATAATACAATTATAAATGCTTTTTAAAATTCGCTGTGGATAACATTGTGTATAAGTTTTGCGGTAAATTACTTTCGGCGGTATAAAGCTTTTCGGATATAGCACGGCGGCGATATAGAGTAACTATACACCACCTACCAAATATGGATAACACACATATCCCAATATGGTAACAAGGTGTTGATGTCGGGGGTATTGACAATAAACACTATCCCTGATATGATATTATATATACATGGAAGAAGAACGTGAAGTAAAACCTTGGGATCTGCTCAATCCTAAGAACTATAGCGAAGATATATCAGAAGTAGACCGTAGGTTTGCTATCTGTCAAAGCTGTGAATGGTTTACTAAACAACAACTGTGTTATAAGTGTGGATGTATTATGAAGCTAAAGACTAAGCTTGAACATGCTAGATGTCCTGTAGGTAAATGGTAAGCTTCATTTGCATCAAGAGAGCCTGTGGCTCTTATGTACCGTCGAAGTTTAGCTAACGCTAAATCGAAATATTTTTAACTCATAAGGAGAGATTATGGAAACTAAAGAAATTAATGCATTTAGAGACTCAAAGCCACATCAGAAAGAAGATTGGCTAAGAACTGCATACATTACACAAGGAAAAGAAGTTGGCGACATCGCTAAAGAACTTAATATCTCCGTTAAGCTTGTTCACACTCTTCTAAAAGAGTTCAATATAGTCCTATAGGCCATCAGATGGACTACAGAGACATTATCATAGGTGTTTTGACATTATATATATTAATAACACTTAAACGCTCCTAGGGCTACCCTGGAGATTTTTAGACACATAAGGAAATACAAATGATCGTTAACATTATCGTTCTTCTATTGGCTATTTCCGTTATGCTTTTCTTATACAACGAAGAGGATCAGAATGATTAAGAAGTTTTTATACGTTATTGGTGGAGCTACCCTTGCATTTTTATGGATGTTCACATTTTATTCCCTAGTTAGCTACCTAATTTCTTAAAATACCCACATCGTTATCATTTCGTTATATATATAAATCTGAAAAATCTGAAAAATTGTAAATTTGGAGAAATCTGAATATTTTATAGTTGTGTATGATACACGATCTGACAGAAAAACACCAATTTCAATAGTGAGCACACAAACACCACCCCCACCCCACCCTATGCTAATTTGTTTACCTAATGTTTACCTAAATGTGCTTGACAAATGACTATCTATCTGATTGAATATATATAGATAAAGAAATAGATAAAAGAAAGAAAGGAAGTCCAAATGTTTTCAGTTTGCGAACTTTGCGATGTAGTAGTAGAGAAGATTTTCATCAAGGAAGAAGGCGAGTATGGTTGTGAAATCTGCTGGTCTGCCTATGGTGAGATTCACTAATAGACTTGACAATTGTCATACCTACCCCCTAGAATTAGAACATAACCTAAAAGAAAGAATCAGAAAATGACTAAGTACGCAAAGACCTCAATCAAAGCCCTAATCCTATCTATCGCCCTAACTGTTGCTGTTGTATTGCTTGACGGCGTTCGCAAGAGTAATGATGTAGAGGCTCAGGTGTTGGGTGGTATGGCTGAGTTTGTTGTTGGAATGTTTGCCCTAATCGCTGTTGTTGGAACTATCGTTTACCTATTCGTTGGAGATGAGGCATAATGTCAGACACTACCCCTAAACTATCAGTAGAAGAACTAGAAGTCCTTATCTTCCAGATTGACCTAATGCTAATGAATGAGAGTAAGTAAATGAATAAACTATTTGGCTTTACCTTCCTAGCCACCTTCCTAACGCTATCTACTAATGACTATTGGGGCTGGGCATTCATTGGTGTAGTAGCCCTGCTACTGATTGCCCCATTCACTACCCCTGAAACAATGGGTCAAAAGAAATCTAAGTAATACGGCGTGTCAGCTTGACAGATCCCTGGAAAGGGCCCCGATCCTGTGGATAACTCTGTGGATAACTATTGTTAAGTATCTACAAAAAAATCCCCTAAAGTTTGTGCGTTTTGGGCTTGACTTTTGTAAGTATCTATGATTAACTATATATAGATAAAGAAAAGAAAGGAATTCCAGATGAATTCACTAATGAAAGTAAATGTATCAGATGTAGCAATGTGCGAGATTTGCGACAACTACACCCCTAGAGTGTATGTAGAAGAATTTCAGCAAGAATGCTGTGAGATTTGCTACGACGCTTATGGCGAATGTAACTAAATAACCCCTATAACTACTAAAAGAAAGGTAAGCATAATGCCTACACTAACTAACGGAACCTTCGTTCCAGTTCACTACAATGACCGTTTCTATGAGGCTAACTGCCCTGAGTGTAATGAAGAGGTTTCTGCTCTTACTCACTCAGACATAGTAGAGATTCTAGACATTCACTGCTAAGTGTCTGCCCCTAGTGCTACAATGTAAATAACTAAGAAAGGTAAAACTAATGAACATCAAAACACCTATGGACCTACCTACCCTACAGCGTGAGTATGACGCTATGGTTAAGGTTGCTATGCGTTCTATTGACGCAGGGGTTGACCTATCCCCTGCTTTTGAGCGTGAACTAACCCTACTAATGAAGGCAGTAAAGGGAATGGGCGGAAAGGTATAAAAACTTTTCTACCCCACGGCGTGTCGTGTTGACAAACCAGCTTAGATCTGATCGGGCCTGTGGATAACTTTGTGGATAACTTTTAAGATCGTTGTAAGAAACCTCCAAAAAAGTTTGTAGAAACTTACAAAGAAAAAAGGCGTGTTTGTGCCATAAATGTCTGACCCCTGTGGTAATGTAGAACTATCAGATGAAAGGAAAACTAATGGATAAAATGTGTGTTTACTGCGAGGGTGTTTTTACTAGCGATACTGTTGTATGCCCTAACTGTGATGAACTTGACGGCTTGCTACCGCTAGAAAAAGCGATTGACTACCTAGGGCTTGACCCTAATGACTTTGAATAAATGTCATACCCCTCTGCTAAAATAAATTAACAAACAAAGAAAGGGCAACTAATGCCAAAACCAAGAATGACCAAAAGCGAAAAAGCGTTTACTGAGAGAGTTCACGCAATTGTTTTTGCTACACCAGAAATCCGTAATGGCGTTTCATACCTTGACCGCAAAACTTTTGCTTTGTTGCCAGAAGTTGCTCAGAAACGATACCTAAATTTGTTAGCAACCAAGACACGCTAAATGTCTGAGGGTAATGCTAAACTAAATCTATAAACAAAGGACAGAAAATGTATAACGATAACGAACTAGTAAAATGCTCAGACTGCCAAGCGTTAGGTCTGTTCGCACCTGACCTGTATGGCAACTCTGTGTTTCACCACAAAATCCCAAGCCAGCGAGTTGGCTACTTTACCTTTACAACTACTCACCTAATCTAAGGATAGAAAATAATGATGACACGCAAAGACTATGTTGCTACCGCTGAAATTATCAAGTCATACAACCTACAACTGCCAGAAATTGTTTTGGAAAAGTTGGTAAATGATTTTGCTGAAATGTTCAAGGCTGATAACCCACGCTTTGACTCTAACCGTTTTCGTGTTGCTGCTATGGAGGTAAACTAATGGAGATTTTTCTAATCGCTTCTGCCCTGCTAAACATTCTAGGCGGAATAACCATTTTGCTTTTGCTAAAGAGTCTAAAGAATAATCTTCCACCTTTTTAGCGACACGCCAGGCCAGGACTTGACAAAAGCTCCTGGATCTGGTCGGGGGGCGTTATCCTATCGTTATAAAAATCGTTAAGAAGATAGTTGCTTTTCCCCTGAATGTGTGATAGGTTTATCTTATAACGAAAGGTGAACTTATGGAAGACATGGCAGCTGATTTTGGTTGGGACCTCTTTGATGAGGAGGAGGGCTTCAATGTCCCTCTAACCTCTGAGGAGGTGGAGGCTGAGCGTCGCTCTATGGAGCAGGAGGCTCGTGACTCCATGATTGGCGAGATGTATAATGCTCGCTACTCATTTGATTGACAAATCCAGGGAAACCTGGTCGGGCCCATCAAAGATCAAAAGTCAAGTCAATTAAGAAGATTGAAAAACTTTTCCAGGATTATTAAATGTCAGAGGGTCGTGTTAGTATTTTAGTATGAGAAAAAGAACGAAGCCTTTAGGCAAGGTAAACGAAGCAAGACGCAAGGCTGAGAGTCAAGCGTTATTCCACTCTATGCTAAAAGAGGGCAAGAAGCAGGTTGTTATCCCTAAGAAGTTTAAGGGGACACGCCAAGAAAAGTTTCGTGAAGCCCTTGACAATGAGTAACTAATCCTGTAAAATTATTTCATAACCCCAACAAGAAAGAGGTCCACTATGGGCAGCAACTTTGTAGCAGAGATTCAAGACACAGACCTATTCCCTAACTTTGATTTGCGTGACGCTATTGGCATGCACCTTAGAGGTAATTGCTATCCCCCTATCCCTATTGAGATGGCAGACGTATGCGTTGAGGCTGTTTATGCCTATGAAGATGGTGACTACTATCGTATGCTTACCCTGCCTAAAATTGGTGATTTCCAAGTCCGCAACCGTGACGGTAGTATTGAAGTGACTGCAATGCAAGTAGTAGAGAACACACGTATTGAAGGATTCATTCAAGATATGGAGTATGAAGACTAATGGAAGAGTTTGATAAACTAATGCAGACTATATTGTCTGAGGGCCTTGCTAAAATAGATTCACTATCAGAAGAGGAGCTATACCAATGGATGAGCAATACGTAGCAGAACTATTTGAGATGTTTCACAATGGTGATATCAGTGCCAGTGATTTAATGGCGGATCTAGATATGGGTGGCTTTGATGGCGATCTAATTGACTATCTATAAATGTCATACCCCTAGTCTATAATAATCTTATACCCCAAAAGAAAGTAGCAAAATGACTAACTATGTTGAGATTTATTCAGAACTAATCAAGAAGGCAACCTTTGGCCAGGTAGAGACTGCCAGTAAATGGTATGTTGACGCTGAGCGTATTGCAGAACAAGTTGCTAAGAACTTAGGTACCACACTTGATGTTGGTGCCAGTGTTATCAGTGCATTCTCACCTAGGGAGCGTTGGAGCGTAAACGTTGCACGTGCGATTGCATTCTCACTAGGCGAAGAGGTGACTTGCCTAAAGAACAACATAGTCATGGCTAACAATTCTTTGACCATGGGATTCAGTGCCCTAAAGGGATTGAAGACTAATGCATTCGCTAAGGCTATTGCAGGTGATGAGCAAGCGGTAGTGATTGATGTTTGGATGTTGCGTGCCGTTGGTATTGAGAAGAAGACACCTAATCAGTCTTTGTATAATGAACTATCTAACGCTATCAAGGCTGCTGCCTTTGAAGTTGGTATGACCCCAAGAAGTGCACAGGCTTTGATTTGGATTATCATTAGGGGTAGTGCCCAATGATTGACTTATCCCTAAGCATATGGGATAATAAAAGGTGAATGTTTTAGTTGTTGGCGTATGCCTAATATTGTTGATGTTTATCTTATTTATCTTAGCCCCTTTGATAATAGGATTTATCTTTTTTATTGAGACCTTTTTTGGAGATTGGATTGAGCGTGGAAGAAAGAGAAACTGATGATGTGATGATGCTAGGATGCTTTATCTTTGCAGGTCCATTCTTTATTCTATTAGGCATAATTTGCATTCTAGCTTTGTTTAGTTGACAAACTACCCCCAGGGGGCCCGACCACACCAAAGCTGATCTGTCAAGTCTTTAAGAAGATCTTTAAGAACCCCCAAAACTTTTTCAAATTCTTACGGCGTGTCGCTTTACAATGTCGTAGGGTGTGTGTATAATTGAGGTATAGCAAAAGAGATGTCGCAAAAATAAATAAAAAAAGTTTAGAAAAGTGCTTGACAAACTCCCCAAACTATGAAATAATAGATTATCAGCAAAAGTTGGTAATAAAATCAAAAAGAGAAAGAAGCAATACTATGAACACTCTAACTGTTGGCTCACAGTTCACCACCGCTAAGTCAGGCGTTGTAGGCACTATTCAGGAAATCGTAAAGAACGCAAGTGGCTCACAGCGTGTCCGTCTAGATGTAAACGGACAGCCTCGCTGGACTACTGTAAAGTAATAACCTCTGCTGGGTATCAGATAAAACTGCCCACCACAACCCACCCCTGAAAAGAAAGACTACCAAAATGGCTACTAAGACCAAGATTGTTATCTCAACTGAGAAGTGGAACACCACCAAGGGTGAAATCTACAAGGCAGTTGTTCGCACCGCAGACGGCAAGTTTCTAGGTGCTACTAATCAGACAACTAACATTCCTGTAAAGGCTAAGCGTAAGGCATCAAGCCCTCGTTTCTTCCTAATGGGCAAGTAGTTGCTAATCCTGAGTATGATGTAAAACTGCTCACCAATAAATGTCAGACCCCTCTGATAGAATAATGAAGTAAACAAATACCCCTAAAGAAAGAAGTATCTAATGGCTCGTGCCTTATCTGTAAAAGTTCCAACTGCCGCTGTAATTTCCCAGATTGAGTTGGCTATCGCTGACATTGACGCTAAGGTTGCGTCTTATGCTGGTGATGTTGAGAAGTATAACCTAGAACTAGAAATCTACAAGAACGAAGTTGCTACCGCCATCATCAAGTATGTTGGTGCTAACACTAACAAGATTGGTTATGACTACACCTCAGAAATCCGTATCTCACAAGGACACTCTGGCAAGTTGGAACTAGCGTTTGACGCTGACAAACTTGTTGGCTTCCCTGTTCGCCCAACTGAGCCTAAGAAGCCTAATCAGTCTGAGTGGTATGGCAACAAGCACATCAACCGCAAGGAAGTCTTGGAAAGCAACCTACGCATTTTGCGTATGACCACCCAAGAGGAAATCAACGCCTCATCTTACTCGTCTGTAATGGACTTGCTCTAAGATGAAAAACGACCTGAGTATGTCTATGTAAACTGCTCACCACAAACCTCTTGTAAGTGTCCTAGGCAACGGCTTACAAGCGTGAGGGCTAACACGATAACGAAGCAAGTCTTAGACAACCGCAAGGCTCTAAGGCGAAACTAATCCTCCTGCCTAAATAACAGGGGGATTTCTTTTTGACTTGACAACTGATCCAAAAATGGTCGGGCAGCTCTAAGTGATAGAAAAAATAGTTTAAGAAACACCATATTAAATCCCCATAATGTCAGACCCCCCTGGTATAGTTATAGTAATCAAAGAAAGGAACCCCAATGCAAGGAACGTTTAGCATCAACTTTTGTGAGACCTGTAATGACTTTGGCTTAGTGTCAGTGGTCAATGGTAAACTAATGGTTCAGTCGTGTGAATGTGTAAAGGGAGATAACTAATGGCTTATGTTGAGTATGATGGATTGTATTTTTCAGAGGATGGCAACTATGGTGGTGGCAAGATTATTATTGCTGACCATGACGCTTTCACTGAGGAGCAGATGGAACTACTAGGTTCACTTGGCGATAACTCTCGCTATGACTATGCCAATGCCGTTTTGAATGGCCAAGATGTTTCTGAATGGGAGGACTAAGATGGGATACCAATACGAAGTTTCTTATGTTGCTAACTACTATGTAGTGAGTGATGAAAAACTAACTGATGAGGAAATCATTGAGCAGGCTATTGAGCAACACGAAGACTTGCCAGATGGCAGTTGGACAGTTGAGTTGGAGGAGGAAACAGTTGACTAAGATAGTTTTAGATGTAGACGCAGACTACAACGGTAGCAACCTTGTAGAACTATGTGAGTTGCTACTAACAGAGATTCAGGAGTTTCGTCAAGAGCGTGTTGGCCTTGACATCAATGATGGCTTTGGTGACTACCTTGAGGGACTTATCTCTGCTAGGGAAGTTATGCTTGGAAGACTTGGAGTACCCCTTGAAGTTTACATGGATGGAGATTGCTAATGAACTTTGACCACCTTACCCCAAGTATGTGGGAGACCCTACGCAAGTTTGACTACTACCAACTGAGGAAGTTTGCTCAGATGTTTGAGCCACTGGAGGAGGACTAATGGCTGAATACAGAGATGTAGTGATCGAATGGCACGATGAACCTGGAGTTCAATACGCAACTACCGTTTCACTTGACGGTGAGTGGAACTCTCTAGACGAGGATGATGATAACATCTTCTTCTACTTTTCAAGTGAGTCAGAGTTTGAAGAGGCAAAGCAAGATGGCGACAACGGGTATGAGTTCAGGATTGTGGAGGAGTAGAAATGGCAAGAATCGCTAGAGCAAGTGTTGTGTTTGAGTTCCAACTAGATGAGGACCCATTGTTTGAGATGGACCAACATGAATGGTCAGATGAACAACGCCTGACTTATTTCAAAGAGATGATGGCAGAGGACCTAATCACCATGTCCTATGGTTCTGGAGCAGAACTAATCAACGCTATCGATGTGGAGATTCTAAATGTCTGAGGGTAATGCTAAAGTAGACACTATGAACAAATGCTACCAATGTGAAGAACCATTAGACCGTGACCCAGTAGACGAGGTTCACCCCCTATGTAATGATTGCCAGTACGAGTTTGATGACTGGCTACAAAATGAGATGATGAGGTTCAACTAATGCCTATGTTCTATGTAAAGATGATGATTGAGTTCTCAGGTGAGATTGAAGCAGACAGCGAAGCAGACGCAGAGCAAAAGGCTTGGACCAGTTGGGGAGACACTATGGATAATGAGATAACTTATGACGGTGTCTATTCCGTAGATGTTGAAGAGATTGAAGAAGAAGATGACGAAGAAACAACTGAGTAGGATTCTTGAAGAGTGGAGTGAAGAGTTCCACAAAGACTATATGGATAGTTATAATCAAGACTTACGCTCTGGCCACTACCGTGACTTATTGTCAGAGGTTATTGATAGAATAGATGCGTTGAACGCTTACAACAAAAAGAAATGGTGGAAGAAATGAACGAGAGCATGCACCCAGTACTAGAGACACTAAAGACACGCATTGAACTACTTGAGCAAGAAGTGCAGGCAAAGCAGGACAACGTTGACAGTCTTCGCAATGATTTCAAACTGCTACAGGACCGTGGCATTCAGTATGCTGAGCGTGTAAAGACTGTTGTCTATGACCTATACAAGGACGGTGGCTACGATGAAGACACCCTACTTGCAGTCATGCGTAATCTTGATATTGACACACGTGCAAGCAAGAAGTTTGAAGTCAACGTGACTTTTGAGATAGAACTTGAATATGCCCTAGGTGAAGAGATTGACAAGAGCAACCTTGAGTGGGACCTAGAGTTTGATGTCAAGTCTGGAGACTATGAAGTTCTTGACTACAGGTCTGATATCCTTTGGAGCAACGAAGTTTAGTAGGGGTACTAAAGGCCTGAGCAAGCTTGACAACTGCTCCCCTTTGGGGACCGAGCAGATCAAAGATCCTTTGTCAACCCTTTAAGAAAGACTAATTATTTTTCCAGAAATATGCTAAATAACCTTGACAATGTCAGTGGGTTCCTGTAAAATAGACTTATCACTCAGAAATCCCCTAAAAGAAAGTTGGCTCCCTATGGCTCACGATTTGGAAACCGTAAACGGTCAGACTGCTTTCGCTTCATTGCGACAGCCTGCTTGGCACAACCTTGGCACAGTATTTCAGGACGAGGTAAACACTAACGAGATGTTGGCGTTGGCTCACCTTGACAACTGGAATGTTCGCCTTGAAGATGTTGCTATCCCTGATGGCTTTGCTTCAGACAAGGGCTACTCATTCGTGACACGCACGAACCCATTTGACCGCAACACTAATGATGTTCTTGGCGTTGTTGGTGAACGTTATGTTCCTCTTCAGAATGAAGACCTATTTAGTTTTGGTGACAACCTGCTAGACGGTGGTGGACGTTGGGAAACTGCTGGCTCTATCAAGGGTGGACGTGTTGTCTTTGGCTCTATCGCATTGACTGACGGAATCACACTTGACCCTAACGGACGTGCTGACAAGATTGATAACTATCTTCTAATCAACACCTCTCACGATGGCTCTGTTGCTATTCAGGCTTCTATCACACCTGTTCGTGTTGTTTGTGCTAACACTCTAAACTTGGCTTTGTCTGCTGTGAATGGCAAGAAAGATGTCAAGCAAACTTTCAAGATTCGCCACACCCAGACCGCAGAAGGCAAAATCGCTGTGGCACGTGAGGCTCTTGGACTTGCTCACAAATACATTGACGAGTTCTCTTCTATTGCTAACGCTATGATTGAAACTGAAATCACTAAGGCTCAGTTTGACGACATTGTTGCTCTTGCCTACCCTGCCCCTGCTAAGGACGCTAAGGGTTCACAAAAGAAACACGATGGCAAGATTGACCTGCTTCAGTCTATCTATGTTGGTGACTACAACAACACCATTAGCGGAACTGCTTGGGGTGCTTTCAATGCTCTAACAGAACGCCTAGATTGGTATCGCAACTCACGTGGCGGAAACAACGAAAGCATTTATGCTTCTGCTTCAGGCTTTGACCCAGTAATCAACGCTGAGAAGAATCGCCTAATGAAGATTGTTCGCCAAACTGTAATGGCATAACAATAAACAACACGCCTATCCCTGGACTTGACATCTGGGGGTAGGCTGTGGCCGATCACATCTAAATAGGATTGTCAAGCTTAAAAATAGTATTAAGATATGCTTGACTTTTTCCCAGAATTTTGAGATAATTGATTATCAAATAGAAAGTAGGAATTCTAATGGGTACACGCAATCTAACAGTAGTAAAAGACACAGAGGGTGAAGTTGTAGTAGCCCAGTATGGACAATGGGATGGCTATCCATCTTACACAGGAGCAGGAATCATTGGCTTCCTATCTGATTCACAGAATGTTGACTACCTAAAGGCTGGCCTTCACTCTGTTCGTTTTGTTTCAGATGATTACGTAGATAAGATTTATAACGAGGTTTCTAACCGTGCAGGTGATGAGGCTTTCAAAGAGGCATACCCTTCGCTAACCAGGGATGTGGGATGGCAGATTCTTGAGATCATTCGTGACAAGATGAATGTGCCTCTAGTAAACTCTATTGACTTTGCAGCGGATGAACTATTCTGTGAAGGGTACTATGAGATTGACTTCCAGACTAATAAGTTTATTAGTAAGTGGAATGGTATGACTATTGAGCACTCTATCAATGCCCTTCCAATGGTGGAAGATTACGTAGAAAGTTTTGAAAAAAGCTTGACAAACGCCTAGCCCTATGGCATAATGTATATACACCCCAAAAGTAAGGAAACCCATGCACGTTTTACAATGGATTGCTGTAAAGAACCCTGCCACATTTGATATCGAAGAGCTGGACACTTGCAAGCAGGAAGCCCATGACCTTGTCAAATCTAAGTTTGAAGAAATGTATTCTGAGAGCGAAGGTCTTGGCGGTTGGTCTGACTGGTATATTGTAGGTGGGGGTAGGTGGAATCCTGACCCTGATAACCAATATAAAGAAGACGACTACTCTATGGTTGTGTCTTATGGTGCAGAGCCTGATAAGTTTATTGAAACTATCAACAATGCTATTGAAGAGCGTAAGAATGAGTTTGCTACCTACCGTGACCGCTTTGAGAAACAGAACATTGATATCTCTGCTAGTTTAGATAAGTATGACGGAACTACAGATTACTCATTCGACATGTATGAACTAAATAAACTAATTGACATGTTGCAGGGTAAGTGGGATATGAACTCATACTTCTACGACCTAAATAACTGGTCAACAAATCCTAAATGGGTGCTTGACAATCTCGACGATTCATGGTATCTTATACCTGTAGACTTCCACTTCTAAGGAGACCCCAATGTCTAAATTCTATACCTATTCCTCTTGGGCAGATACATTCAAGCCAACCAAGAACCACATCACTAATGGTATTGATACTCACTTTGAAACCTATGGTGAGGAGCAAGAGTTCGTACGTACAACTGACCCTAAGTTTATCTGGACTGAGGTAGACGGTGACAGTGGCACTTACATTGTTGCTGGCTATCACTATGTGAATCGCATTCATTACTACATCACTGAGAATCCTTGGGATGATGAGATGACTGAAGTACCTACTTGGGTATACCGCCAGTGTGACTGTGCTGAACAGAACGAAGACGGCGACTACGACCCTGACTGCCCAGAGTGTGATGAGGGAATGATTGACATTGACTGTGACACTGTGGTAGCATTGAAAGACATCTATGGAGAGGACGCACCAATTGTCAGTTGAGATTCTAAACCCAGACGTAGTATGTGCGGACTGTGGCACTGAGTATACACCAGATGGTGAATGGGTTGGCGACACATTTATGTGTGACAGCCAGCAAGAGTATTGCTTGAACTGCTGTGGTTGTGAAGACCATGACATTACTGAAGAAGGGCCGTGGTACTAATGGCTATTCCAGATCTTGATACAGCCCTAGGCAGGCTAATAGACTATGACCTAAACATCTATCACCTAGAAGAAGAGAACGACGAAGGTGAGTATGAGTACACTGACCAATGGTACGTTGACATCTATGAGTATCTAGATAGAGACCAGATGCATGTTGCTGGCCCATTCATGATTACTGATAACCAGAGGGACCTGCTCCAGCTTGGTACAGGAGGTTACTTCACTGACGATGACTCTTGGTATGGCATGTGGGGATTCATGGCTGACTACAAAGGCAAGTTACTTCCAGAACTGCTAAGCATTCTGCAGTCATTGCCTAAGTACAAGGATGAGACCTTGTTCTAATTAAATAAACTTCCATGTTGAGACTACTCCATGGAATACATATGGTAGGGGTACCATATGAAAGGGTATGGTTGGTAGGGGTACCATCATATCTTAGAGGGGCAGAGCGAGAGACATTTCCTACTTTCACTCTTGCTCTCCCCTCTTATTTTTGCTATAATGAGTTGAGGTATAAAATGAGAAAGCACGCACTAACAGAGGAACAAAAGACAGCAGTAAAGATAACCAAACTACTAGACAGCGTATCACTTGACTTGGACAGAGTGGGAATTGAGATTGCCAGAATAAGACCAACAACAATGTATAACCGCCTAATGCTCGTAGCAGAATCAGCAGTTGAAGAACAGGAAAATAATGGAAGAAACGACCTACGCTAATAAGTGTGCCATCCTAGCAGACCTATGGATGACCTATCGCAATGATGAACAGTTCCAAGACTTCATTGAGTATAACGACTTGGGCTTGCCCTTGTCCTATGCCATTGATAGTGAGATTGTAAAGTCAACAGAGATGGCTCAGCGTTTCATTGAAGAGGCATTCAGTCTCTTGCTTGCTGGACTAGACATTGCTGAAGACGCAGGGTATGAAACTATGGATGACATCCTAGGGGGACTATAATGTCAGAGGGGTATGGTAAGGTAGTAGTATGAATAAGATAACTAAAGACCAGTTCCTAGACATTTGCTTTGCTATCAACGAAGCCTATACAGATGTTCGTATGGACTACATTGGTGATAAGACTATTTACAATCAGGAAGTGTTTGACCAAGTGTTGGTTGAGGACTATTTGTATTGTGGTCTAGCCCAATGTATCTATCTTGACATTGTTCCTTATGACACTTTGACTGATGAAGCAATCAACGCAATTATGGAACTGTATCAGGACTACTTGGCATTAGAGCTAATCTAAAAGAAAACAGGATTGCCCCTTGACAAAGGGGTTTTCTTGTGCCCGAACCAATGTTATCAAACTGTTATCAAACCATATTGACAAAAAGACATTACGAAGGTATAATATATTTCCCCGAATGTCCAAACATTTGTATATCAAAAACAAATTTGTTTTGCATATAAGACATTACGATGAGATCAGAAAAATCGTGGAAGTTTGTATGTGTTATTACTACCTATAGGGATAATGGGTATAGCTTTATCTACCCCAGCAAAGCTGGTGGCCAAAGGCCAGGGTATAAGAGGATCATCTTTGATACCAAATCCCCCTAGTATAAGTAATAACACATAGGCAGATATGGGATTACGAAGAACATTAAAAAATCCCAGAAAGTCTATATGTTTTATATATATTTATGTATGTTTGTTTAAATAAGTATATAGTTTGTTATCATTTTGTTATAAAAAATATGGCCTATTTGGGAATAGCTGGGATATAAATATTTGATAACAATGTTTGGATATGGTGGTTTGGGGGTTGACAAATGATTACGTTTATGGTAAGAGGTGTTCTATTCTCCACTAATCTCCACTTCCATCCACTTATTAACACTCTGTGTATAACTCAGTAAGATATTTAAGCTAACAAACACCATCAGAACATACTCTAATAAGCCATAGAAGCCTCATAGAGAGGTTTAAATGTCTGGGGGTATTAGATCATGCATATGGGGGTTATGTCTTGATATGGAGGATATCAGGAGATGTGGATAACTCTGATATCTGTGGATAAACCTGTGTATAACCTTATCTATTTAACCAAGCAAGACCAAATGTTGCTATGATTAAAATAGCCAAACCAATGTATTGTTCCATAGGGTATTCTTTCTACTAGGTGTATCTTATACTAGGGTTAATGAGAGTATCTCTTGATACCCCCAGAAAATGCTATAATTTATTATGCACAAACACAACAACATCCTGTTGGTCTCATTAGGTTCTAATTGTTTGCAAGAAGCTTTTAATGAGCAGTTCAGCGAAGAGGACTTTCCTATGGAGAGAGTCTCTGGCTTCTTTGATTGGATGATCACATCTCCACAATCCATTATTCAGTTTTTAGAACACTGTAAGGCTGGCACTGTCTTTGATGCTTTGTCTAATGTGGATAACTACATTGAGGTTGTTAATCCAGATGGAGGAATCTTCTATAAGAACACTCTCTTTGATTGTATGTACATCTGGCACCCTGAACAGTTTCGTAAGAATCCAGACTTCTCTGATACAGTTATCCATAAGCTAAACAATCTATTTAACCATGCTGGTAAAAGATATTTTATACTTAACAATACTAGTGGACAAATTGAAGAAAGCATGCTTCGTGTAAATGAAGATCCAGCTAAGTTTATTATCACTGCATACCAACATCTTCAGATCAAGTCCTTGCTCAAGGAGCTTTTCAATGGAGAGCTAATCCTAATAACAAACCAAGAGAAGTCTATAGGTATATCAGATCCTGTAGGCTACTTTAGTCTGGAATCGTTGTTGTCTATATTTAGTTTAGAATCATAGATACAAGGTTATCAAAGGTGAAGTCAGGCTTATCCTTATTGTTGTTAATGATTCTTAGGATACGTTCACGTTCATTGTGAATGCCCTCGTAAATAGAGTCAGAGTAGTTAGCCTCATCTGCTTCTAGCTGCCCATCCTTAAAACCAGATACATGTGCTATCTCCATAGCCATCTCAAAGTCGTCAGCATTATTAACATCATCTAGGTTAATGTCAAACCAGTCCATGGTTTCAAATTTGTGGTCAGTCATGTTATCTCCTTTATTGTGTATATTAAGTATACTAGAGGATAGTGCTTGTGTCAAGCCTTTTAACTCTATTTACCGCCGAACTTTTTATCGCCGAACTTTACTCTGCATTGGAGATATCTCTAAAGCGTTTAGGTGGGTGAGGGTCCTGGTTCTCAACAGCATTCACTGCATCACAGAACCAACACCTAGATCCCTCGTGGTGGGTCTGCCCATTGTGACCAGATACTTCATGGAATAGGGCAATGATGCGTTCCCTCTCCTGCTCTCTAGCAAGCCTAACAAACTCATTAACTGCGTCAGCATCTTCTTTACTAATAGGAGCATCAAGTACCAATACGCCAGCTTCTATCTTAATCAAAACATCTCCAATTCATCAAAATCTTCTTTACGTGCAATGTATGTGGTCTGGAAGTCTAGCTGCTTGCCCCATACAATGATCTCTGGGACCAGTGGGTGCATGCGATAGCCATCACGCTCCAGCTCTTTGAGTATCTTTTCGTCATACTCTACGAGGAATAGCATGTCATTGCTGTCCCATTCCATCTCGTGGTCTAGGTTGCCTGTACATACTAGGGTGGTTGGTTTATTTGCTCTTAGTAGTTGTGCCATTACAGCTTCCTGTTAATTGCAATGATTACTACTGCCAGGATGATACCTACAAGGTACCCCCATGCACTACCAAAAGTTTCTGCCATAAAGCTCATTTGTTTTCCTTAAATGAAAAGTATTTTACGTTTATAGTAAAAGTATACAGGCTGATAGGGTATTTGTCAATAGGCTATTAGAATGGTGGCTCATCAAATCCGTCTTCCTTTAGCTGTCTATACATGCTCTCTAGACTAGTGTACTTAATCCTGATTGTTTCTACCGCCCAACCCTCACAGGCTGAGTCAGCATCCTGCAATGCCTTGACGCAACGATCATTCTCATCCATCTCAGCTATTCGCTTAACTATCTCAAGATACATGTCCATCTCAGGAAAGATCTTCCAGGCTAGACGCTCACGAAAGCCTTCTGTCCATGAGTTTAAATAGTTTCTGATTACTGCCATACGTCCTCCTCTGCCTTTGGGATGTGATTCTTAACCATGGGAACAATGTCTCTAACCTGAATGGGTTCTTCTCTTGTCCAGTCAATGTTATCTAGGGCATGAGTAAGCATAGAGATAATTTCGTGGTGCTTCTCTACCTTGCCAGCCTCCAGACCATGCATAAAGCCCAGGTCATAGCTCTGCTGGATAAGCTTTAAGTTCTCATCAGCTTTTTTACGTAGTTTCATAGTTATAAGTATAGTTGATAGACAAGTGTTTGTCAATAGTGTATACTGTCTTTATGGCCTTAGACAAATACCGCTACCACATTTATCCAGATCGTATCTATGTTATTCAGATAGATGCAAAGACCTCAATAGAAATAAGGGGCCATGAGCTAATAAGCTTGCTAGGACTGGGGTCATACTTTAATGAGTAAATTTGGTTGGTGTATGACTGGTCATCATGGTGCCTGTATTAAGACTATTAAAGATCCGCTAATCAATTGTGATTGCGAATGTCACTTGGTGTCTGAGAATAGCGAGACTTCTTCATAGTCTCCAGCGTCATCTACCCTTGGGTAGGACTCTTGACATCCATAGCAATAGTGTGTAGGCATATCTTTGCCAACTGTGCAACCACCTAGGGCAATACCCTCAGATCTTGCCATGTCAATTAGTTTAGGTGTAGGAAAGCCATAGATTACATTAACTAGGTCGTGACCACACTCTGGACAATTATTCATTATTCTAGTATAGCATAGAATAAGTGGTATAATAGTGATTATGGCTACTATTCATAATCTTTATACCCTTAGCGATACAGTCGCTACACGTCTAACTCCTCTAGGAATTCACTCTGGAATGGACATTACCCTTCAAAATGTAAATGCATCTAAGTATGTATATATTGGTGGAGAAGGTGTCACCAATGCAAACTACGGATACCGCATCCCACCTAATGGATCTGTTGGCTTTGAGCTACCAGGAAAAGATTCTCTCTATGCAATTGGAGAGATTGACGGACTCAATCTTGCAGTCATCAAGACCAGCCTGGAGGGATAATGGCTAGAGTTAGTTCTATACTTAACTATAACTATGGCATTCAAATTCTTGATGCCCACGAAACCTACGAAGACTTTATAGCTGAGCACCCAATTGGTAATCTAGGAGATGCACACATTGTTGGTACACACATATATTCTTGGAATGTAGAGCTCAACAGCTGGATTGATGCAGGAGAGATTGTTGGTCCACAGGGTGAGACTGGAGAGCGTGGACCAGTTGGACCTACTGGACCTGCAGGTGCAGCTGGCCAGGATGCTACAGTCCCTACTGAAGTTACATTTGTAGTTCAGGGTGGAACAGTTGGTGGCACACAACCAACATTTAATGGTGCACCAATGTTTACTGGATCTTATGTTAAGAACGGACCACTGGTATCATTTCAGATCCAGGTTGAGTTTGATAACATAACTAACTTTGGAACTGGACAGTACTATGTAAATCTTCCATATGTATCTAAGTATGGATACCAGTTTAGAAACGGATGTCTGCACGATACCTCTAATGGGGATCAGTGGTCTATATCTGGTCACGTTAGTCCTGGATCAAATCAGATGATGTTGTTTTACACAGCAGGTTCAGCAAAGGATGAAATCTTTGACCACAATAGTCCAGTTACTCTTCAAACTGTAGATCGTTTTCACGTTGCTGGTAACTACATAGACAATGACTAAAGAAGTCTTACTCTGGTATAAGTGTCCATGTGGCAAGCATCACGACATCTATTGGTCTGTATACAAGCAATTGGTTGAAAAAAGATTAAGCTGTAACTGCGATCTAATCCATCAAATAGTCTCTAAAGACACGAAGTAACTTCTCTGTATAGGTTGAATAGTCAATCTCAATAACTGAGTTATCTTCATCTATCTTGTGTATCTTAATGTCTTGACCAATGCTAAGCAAGATCTTGTGAATCTCTTCTTCAATATCCATCTTCATGCTCTCTAGTGTATGTCCTTACCTTATGGCAATTACTACATACCACATCGCATTTGGCTACTTCTTTCCAGGCCATCTCTACCCCAAAATTTTTGAGGACACGAGTAACGTTATCTATCTTAACTTCATCTGGACGGTGATCAAACTCTAATACGTAGTGTGGATACTTGTTACGGCAATCCTGACAGCCAAGCTTCTCTTTAAGCAGATGAAGCTGTTCAACCACTCTGGCACACTCTTGACGATGTTTCTTAGATTTAACCATCCATATAATTATAACATTCGTTCTGATATAATTAATCTAAACAAGAAAGATTTTTAATGGATTTAGTGTATATTTGCAGGTCTGGGGATAATGAAGAGTTAAGATACTCTATCAGATCAATGGTGGCTAACGTTCCACACGACAGCATATGGGTTGTTGGTGGTAAGCCTAGCTGGTACATTGGCAACCACATCCCAGTAAAGCAAGGTGATGACAAGTATGAAAACGCAAAGAATAACCTTAAGGCTATTGTTGAGTCTAAAGAAATCTCTGATCGTTTTGTCCTGGTGAATGATGACTTCTATGTAACTAAACCAATAAAAAAGATCTATACATTTGTTTCAGGAACGTTGCACTCTAAGCTAGAATTCTTTCAAAACAAACATCCATCATCATTCTATACAAGTCTAATTAGATCAACATACAAAAAGATTAAACAGATTCGTGGAAACAGTTTTATATCAATGGACTATGACATACATGTTCCTATGGTGTTTCATAAGAGGAGGCTGGCACCTCTATTAGACTACACTCTTCTATGGAGATCGCTGTATGGAAACAAATACTCTTTGTCCTATAAGGTTATGAGAGATGTTAAGATATATAGACATAATAAGCAAGATGCCCTGGAAGAGATTTTAAATCGTGATACTCCATATATGTCTAGTGATGACACTTCTTTTCAGTATATCTATGACATGTACTTGGCAGAAACATTTACTGTACCGTCGCAATACGAGGCTATCTAACTGTTCTGGATGCCTTAACTATGCCAGCAACTCTTTCAGTGTTATCCTTTGGCTTCTCAATATTATTAATAAAGTCTTTAAGCCTCTGCAGTTCTTCTGTCTGACGAGCATCTAGGTACTCTGCTCTTGCTCTTGCCTTAGCAGCATATGTATCATAATCTTTTTCTATTAGATCAATTCCCTTGGCAGTTTCCTTTAGGCTTTGTGGTGGCACCAGGATTGCTCCCTCTCCAATACCTTCTCTAACGTGAGGAGTGTCTACGTGAACGCATGGAATACCATAGCCTGCTGCTTCAATAGCTGACATACCATAAGTCTCATACTTTGATGGCACTAGAAGGATTCTTGTTTGTTGGAAATACTTATAGACTTCTTCTGGAGATACTCTTGGGTGAAGCTCTACGTTTGGAAGCTTGGCAGCTCTTTCTTCAAGATCTTTTATGCCATGGGTTCTCTCTGCAGGAGACCTTACGATTATAAATCTTTTATCTGGATACATCTTTGCAAGGTCAAGGACTACCTCAACCCCCTTGTTGCGTAAAGACGATAGCACAGTGTATGCGTCACCAGAGTTGTTTATCTTCTCTGGCAGTGGACTAATTGGTGGGTGAATGACCAGAGCATCTGGCTCTCCCCATTCTCTTGCAGCCACTTGTGTATTATAAATAGCATAGTCTGCTATACGCATTGCATCAGCAAGGTTTCTACCGTATTGTGGTGGTGTGTGAATGTTTACAATTGAGACTGCCCCAACAATCTTAGCAGCTCTTACTGCAGCCAAAGACAATTCGTTCTGACCAATCACCACGTTGGCACCAAGCTTCTTTAGCTGCTCTGCAATTGGTCTTGGATTTGATCTAATGTTCAAAACATCTGGAGTGTTTATCTGCTGAACCACAACATTCTCAAAAGCGTATGGCTCATGAGTGTTAGTTAGTACAAACTTATCTCCGTCAATTGCCTTCATTGTTCTATGAAGGGATACCTCTCCACCCATATTCCATAGCGGTGGATAGCCATGCGTTATTGCAACTGCGATCATTATGCTAAAGCTTTCTTTGCCTCAGCAAGACCATCCCCATCACGCCAAGTTTCAAAAGCAGCCTTGTCAATGTCACGCTTCTTCTTATCGTTTGCTTCTCTGTATGTTTGGTCATCTGGTGCTGTCTTGTTCCAACGGTGTAGGTGTGTTAGCTTTACATCTGGAAGATAGATAAACTCAGTAGCCTTGCCAAGCTCTCTCCATACGTTATCGCAGAATAGGTGTCTGGTGGTTGGTAGTCCAATCCATCCTAGACGCTTGTACATTTCAATTGGCACTAGAACGTGTGTTGGCAAGTCTGGCCCATGCAGGTCTTCTAGACCATCGCTACCATAAACAACTCCCAAGCCTGACAGAGCATTGATCATCTTCTCATCCCAGCCATGTGTCTGTGGTAGAACATCGTCACCAAGAATAGCCATGTGGGTAAAGCCTTGCTCATCTGCAAGGGCAGCAAGCTCATTAAGAGATGCAGAGAAAAAGATTCTTGGACCAGTAATGTATGTTACATTATCTAAAACAGGATAGACAGATGTATCGTCTTCATCAACTCTTGCAAGGATTTGATAGTCTACTGTACATGTCTCTGCTACTGCTTTTGATAGTCTTTTCATGTTCCGTGGTCTACCACGTGTTGGTACTGTAATTGCTAGTTTAATTTTATCCATAGTTTAATTATAGCATAGTGCCCCTAGTAGGATTCGAACCCACGGCCTTCAGGGTAGAAACCTGTCGCTCTTCCGCTGAGCTATAGAGGCGGTAGTCTTAGCTGTTAGCTTTGAACTTACGCAAGCGATCACAGTTAGCACAAATAAACTTTAGCTGTGCTACCTTTAGCTTAGACTGCTCAAGGGTTTCCTTATCAACAACAGTCTTAATGATCTTGTCTACGTCAGTTGCATCAACTGGGTCTAGCTGGCTGTGGTGAAGATACTGTCCACAAGAATTACATGGACGCTTCTCTTTGTATCCTTCTACGAACCTTAGTACTTTATCTTTAAATTCATTTGCCATTTTATTCTCCTTATATTAATTGTATCAGATATATAGTCTGATGTCTAGTACTGCGACTGGGAATTGAACCCAGATACCCCACCTTATAAGAGTGGTTCATTGACCTGTTATGATATCGCAGAGTGGGCTGGATGGGACTTGAACCCATGACCAACGGATTATGAGTCCGTAGCTCTAACCAGCTGAGCTACCAGCCCAGAGTACTAACTTGCCATAATCAAATCAACAAATGTATGCAGGTTGTCTAGCGATCCATCATTACGAACTGCCCAATCAAATGCATAGTTGTCCAGGGCAGTCTCTGATGAGTGACCGTTTACTGGACTAGACCCAGCCTTTGTAATTCTCCAGACCTGTCCACCATTAGACTTAATAGCATCTGCTTCATTGAGATAGCGAGTATCCGCAAACACAACACGCTCATGTTCTTTAGCCCTTAGAAGGCCCTGTGTGACCCAGAAGTCCTGACCAAACATTTCTCTACCAACCTCAGTTCCCATCCGCTGTAGAAGCTCCCTGGTGTCGCTAGAGAATACTTTTACGTCTTCCCATCCCATGTGGTCAACAGCAACAGATAGGCTTGTAGGTGGCATATCTCCAACACGAATGTATGGGTTAAGCTTGTACAATGCTTCACGAATAGGGTCTGCAAAAGAAACCTTTACAAAGCCATAATGCTTAACTAAATAGTTAGCTACAGTGTCCTTGCCAGTCTGTGCATAGCCAGATAGACCAATGATCATTTATCTTCCTTAAGACTCTTTAGAACTCCCATTGTAGCTGGGAATGCTTGGCTTGTCAACTCCTGTACTGCCTTTGCATACTCCTGAATCTCAACCTGAGCATCGTGTGGTAGACGCTGGTCTAGGAATGTTGCAACACCCTGCAAAGATGTGGTCCAACGCCAACGTACATACATACCATATGCTGGTAGGAATAGACGTGCAATCTCAGGTGCAATGTCATCCTTCATGGCATCGTGATACAACTTGGTTGACTCTGCAATAAGTCCATTTAGTTTGTTAGTGTAGTAAGCACCATTAGAGAAGTGGATTGGTTCCCCACTACCCTGCTTACTATTCTCTGGCTTGCTACGCCAGGAAGAGGCTGATGGAACATAGAACTCCTCGTCCTCAGTAATGTAGCGACGTGATGATTCGTTCCAGCCATTCTGGTCATCTACATGTGTAGAACCTACGGCATACTTCCACCACTGACGTGCTACAAAAAGCGGTGCATATACTTCAAACGTGAGGGCTGCATGACGAAATGGTGACGTGTGACCCTCACGGATGAGGAACTTAAGAAGCTTCTCATCTCTGGGCTCAAACACTTCAGACTCTTTATCATAAGAAACACGTGCAGCATTAACGATAGATAGATCATCCCCAAGAGTATCCACAAGACGTACATAACCTTTATCCAACACTTCCAATTTAGTCATTTAGCAAATCCTTTACTTCTGGGTAATCCAAGTATGACGGATACTCTTCAAGTACAGCCTTTGCATTCTTTTTAATGGCATCCCAGTTGTCTAGCATTTGCAGCCAGACACCCTCTGGGACAACATTCTTCCACTCTCCACCAATATACATTGTAGGAATGTGGGTCTTATCAATAATCGTATAGCCCCACGTGAGACCACCTTCTGTGTATGGTGCGATTAGTATCTCTTGTGGGTCTAGACGAAGTCCAATACCTCGTAGCTGACCTTCTATTGGTTGATCCATTGCTTTATCTTTCTAGATAGTTTTGGTTTGGTAAAATAGTTCCAGTTGTTTAGGAACCAATGCTTATAGACTGAAAGAGGATACTTAAGCATACCCCACAAAGTTGTCCAGTCTTTTTTAAAACCGTGCTTACTCAACATCTTTGCCAAGCTGTGTGGCACGCTCCTGAAGAAGCTCAATCACATACTTGACATAGTAGCCATAGTATGGATCTTCTGTTGCTGTAAGGTGGTACTCTTTGTTAAAGTACTCAAGCAGTTCCTCGTAAGCCTGAAGCTTACCCTCATTAACTAGGATATCAACAACAAGCTTTTGCTCTGTAGTTAGATTATCAAGAACGACACTTGCCATTTGTCTTATCCAATCACTGCAAAAATGTCACGGTAAGGTAGGATGACAAGGTCCTTGCCATCATGCTTAATCTCAGTACCAGAGTACTTAGAGTAGATAACTTTGTCGCCTACGGCAACGTCCATGGTCATCTTGGTACCATCTGCAAAGGTTGCTCCACTGCCAACGGCAATCACAATACCCTCAGTAGGCTTCTCTTCTGCTGAACCTGCAATGATTAGACCAGAGGTAGTTACCTTCTCAGTCTCAACGATTGGCTCTAGGATAATCTTATCTTCTAGTGGCTTCAAACTCATTTTAATACTCATCTTTCTGGTGTTCTACACCATGCTTGTCATCAATATATTTGTGGATCTTACGCAACGCTACCGCCTTTGATACGGCATAGCCAACCAATAGGAACACAGCATTCCAAAAGAACTCTGATACCATATGCTCTGGTCCAAAGGTTACTTCAAGAATTGTTTGGATTAGGGTTTCGCCCTCGTGTTCGTGCATTGTTTCCTCTCATACGTTTGTATATCAATTATACTAAACAGAGAGGTGGTTGTCAAGCAGCTAGAGCGTTAATTTTTTCTGGCTGGAATCCTGCCCAGGCATCATTCTCAGTGATAACTACTGGAGCTGCCTGGAATCCCATATCTACAACCATGTCATATGCACGTGTATCAAGCGTAATATCTACAGTTGTAAACTCAAGCCCATTCTTTGTTAGTAGCTTCTTGGTTTGCTCACACTGAACGCAAGCTGGCTTGGTATAAACCGTAATCATATATTCTCCTTTATAGTTGTAGATCTATTATACGGAATTGTTTAATAGATTTGTTATTGTAATATTACAATTGTGTTACGAACATGTTACAAGCTCCCCTACCAGGATTCGAACCTAGAATGACGGTACCAAAAACCGTAGTGTTGCCAATTACACCAAAGGGGATTGGTGCACCTTGGCCAAACCCAGATAGGTGCCACATCTGTAATAGTTTTTACTAGTATTACTATTAAGGGGTCGTAATGCTTTCGCAACATAGGACTGTTCCTGGTGTTCGCACCGCCACAAGGAATTGAACCTTGTCCCTCAGTTTTGGAGACTGATGTGCTACCGTAACACTTTGGCGATATGTGTGACCCCAAGGAGAATCGAACTCCTATTGCCAGGATGAAAACCTGGAGTCCTAACCATTAAACGATGGGGCCAGATATATATTCTATCAGTGTTGGATACGAATGTCAAACAATTCGTCTAGATTTTGAGTAATCTTTTCCAAAGTCTGCGAATAGGGCCTTGTCAGCTTCACGTTGAGCAGTGCTACGTGACCAAGAATATCCTGCGTCTCCACCCCATGCAAGCCACATGATGTATCCATTAGATGGGTTAGCTGAGTTTCCCCAGTCCTTGCCCTTCTTGTCTACTTCGTGACGTGAGAAGTATGAGTACATACGCTTAACAGTACTCAGAGAGACTGTTTCTCCTCTTGCAAGCTGTCCTGCACGAGTCCAACCTACTGCTGTACCAGCTCCAGTAGCTTTACCATCTTCTTTAAACTTAATAGCACGACGTGCTGCAGATCTTGCACCTGCTGGTGGAGAGTATCCTTCAGCCTTGTCCATGTATTCCATGTCTTCGTAATCTTCTAGACTAATTCTAGGCATATCAGTTCTCATGATGTTTGACATCAAAGCCCCAACGGAGTATGGTGTATAGCAATAGGATCCGTCTTCTTCTTCTTCAAGCATTCTAATAGCTACCGCTGGATTTTCAGGAGTTGACTCTACTGAATAAGGATTTCCAGGCTGACCGTATGTTCCGCCTTCAACCATCACGTGCTCTACCTGGCCAATAAAGGTGCCACCTTCTGGATGCATAGCCATAACAAAGTCACCCTCAACGATTCTATCGTCTGATTTCTTTACTGGAATACAGTTAGGTACCATCTTGCCATTCTTTGGCTTCATGCCACGCTGTACGTAGCCATCCCAACAAGGAGATTGCTTTTCTACAGACTCGTCTGGACAGCAGTCTACCTTTTTAACGGAGCAAACCTTACACATTGGATCATCGCACATAGCGGAATCAGGAGTACATTCTTTCATCATTTCATTCATACATAAAGTATACCATAAAAACTAGAAAGCCCCCATACAGGCAATTCAAGCACGAAGGCCACGGTCATAAAATAGGTAACTAATCCATCCTAAGCGTAGTCCTGTATGGGGACACTTCTATTATACTACTAATTGATAGCGATATTCTTTGGTTTCTTTTCTTCTGGTACATTACGCACTAGATCAATGTAAAGAATACCGTCTTCAAATCCAGCAGACTCTACCTCAAAGTACTCAGGTAGGTTAAAGGCACGAGAGAACTTACGAGCAGCAATCCCCTTGTGGAGATATGACTTTTCATCAGCCTCTGGCTTGTCTGCTTTAATAGATAGAACATTTTTCTCAGTAGTAATACTGATTTCGTCCTTCTTGAATCCAGCTACCGCAAATTCCATAACGATCTTGTCTTCATCAATCTTGACAATGTTGTATGGTGGGTAGCTGGTGGTTGTTGGTTTTGTGAATACCTTCTCAAATTCCTGAGCAAGGGTTCCGTAAAATGGGTCATTAAAAATAACCATATGTATCATCTCCTTATATTAAGCGAGTTAATGTCCCCCAAATGGGCAGACAAAATAATTATAGCATAAGAAAAGAGGTAATGCAAATGCATTACCCCTGATCTTTTAGAAGATATTACTTCTTCTTTGGAGTTACCTTTGTAACTACGTTCTTTACCTTTGCTGGAGCCTTCTTTGGCGTAGCTGCCTTTACAGCAACCTCAACTTCTTCAGCACTTGGTGTACGACCAAACGCTGCGTCATTAGGATTGATGTAACGAATAGCTACAGGTGCAATTGCTGCTACCAGAGACCATGCAAGGTCTGCTGGATCAGTTACTCCAGCCAGGTACAGTGCTGTACCAGCTGACAATACGCTACGTGCATATGATGCTAGTAGTGCTTTTAGTGATTTACTCATTGTTATTTTCCTTTTCTGGCATTACCTCTGCCAATGTCTTATATGCTTGTATAAGAGTTTTTACATTAAGATCCTTAGTCTTGCTAAGCTTAGGCAAAACAGGTTCAACTGATTCCTGAAAGTCTTTCATCTTACCCTGGACATCTTCTATGTATGAGAATGCCCAGTCTCTAGAGTTAGAAAGGAACTTTATAAAACCATCGTCTTCCTTCAAAGAGTTAGCATCTTTTTCAGCTGCCAGTGTTGCTACTCTTTCAAGCAGAATGCTTTTATCTATTATCAATTGATCCAGGCTTGCCTGCATCTTATCTTTTTGTAGCTTTAGCTTATATACCAAGAAGGTCAAGGTAGCGATTAGTCCTAGTGATATTGCAAATACAATAATGTCTATTAGATTTTGCATACTAGATCTCCTTCCCACCCTTGCGTTGTAGAAGTACAATTGCTCCATTGTCTTCTAGTGCCGCTTTAACCTTTGCCATATATTCTGCAGCACGTCTTTTATCTTCATCAAGAAGAGACATGAATTGGTTTTCACTAGCAGTGACTGAGAGGAAGTGCTCATGATCTTTAATTTCTAGCTCAAAGCCTTTTGGTGCTAAGTGGCTAAGTGAGTGAGCTGCTGCTCTCATAGAATCCGTATATGTCATTTGTCATCCCCCCTGTCGTTAGTTAGATATTGCCAAGTCTCTGCCCACTGTTGCTTGGTTCTGTGTCTACCAAATTCTCTAGACGGTTTACCGCCATCAATATAGACACCACCCCAAACACCAGTTTCTTTTTGTGTAATTCCAACTGCAAAACATTGTCTTGCAACTGGGCATCCTGAACACAGCTTATCAATAGCTGGTCGTAAACTTAAGTCTTCCTCGTACTTATCAAAGAACAAGTTGACATCAAAGTCTTTACAGGAAGCATCATCCATCCAGTCGTTTTTGCTCATAATTACCAGCAAACCTGTCTGGGATATCCCATCCATTTATGTTTGGCACGAATCTCTTTTGAAGATGCCAAACTCCACTGACATACGCACCAAATTTTGAGGTACGTCCCTTGTCTGATGGATATGAGTTAACTACAACCCATCCATCCCAATGTAAAGATCTGTTACGCTTAACGATCTTTTCCATTTCACCTAATGACTTTATAACTGCCATTTTTTTATTCCTAGTGTTTTATTTTTTTCACTCACATATTCCGTGAGTCATCCTGTATAGGTACAGGAATCTTTAATATCTGTAAACGCCAACTTCAATGTCTTTGTTTTCAGCTAAGGTTACCAAGTCTGACAGTGACTCTTTAGGCTTGCTAAAGAATGCGAAGTATCCAACCTTCTGGATGTTCTCTCTAATCCAACTTGGTGGAACCTTAATAAATCTAATCTTAATTCCACGGCCCTTGAGACTACGCTCAGAGACATTGGAGAACTCCATCCCCATCTCGTTAATGTGAGATGGTCCTGCAGAGTATAGCAAAATCTCTTTGTCATCTTCAGGCTTAGTAGACATGGCTGTTCCCATTGCTCTAAGGAAGATACCGTAGTCGTCAAATGATTTAGTTCCCTGAACTGCTATTATCATTTGTCAATCCTTCCGTTAATTGTTCTACAATAAAAACAAGCTTATCCAATTGTACCTTATCCATGTCCATTGTGTCAACCTCTTTTACTGATTCTTCAGATACTGATCCATTCAAAAGCTCAGCTACGTATAGCTTGTTTCCTGCTATCCAGTATGCCTCATTGCTAGTAAAGATTATTCGTACCTGAGTACTCTTGATATGCTTACTAGACTGAGTAGGCTTTTTATCCTTTAGGTCTGGTATCAGGTATGGCAACACTGGCCTTAGAAGATCGTATGTATATGATTGTGAGTACCTGACATCAAGGGGTATATTCTTCTTGCTCTCAGCAACTGCCTTACGTGACAAAACAAGCATCACAAATAAGGTTAGCAGCGAACCAATTAGATATTCCATATTCCCTAAACTATCAATACTCTATATAATATTATATCCTATCTGACTTTAATCAGTGTGTCAAATAGGGCATAATTAAAATATTGTTAGTCGTCTCCCTGTGTTCTATTCTGAACCAGGCGATGTCTTTCATCTTCAATCTTGAAGGCAAACTTCATCATCTTGTCATAACCAACTGCATTGTTAACAACCTTTTCGTAGTGATGACCACAGAAAAGCAACTCTCCAGCTACGCCTGTAGCCTTTACGTATGCTTGTGCAGTACAATCTCTAGAGTCACAACGATCGTTAGCAGTAAGTACCCACTCTAATGTCTCTACCATTACTTATCCTTTGAATAAAATCCGCTACCCTTGAACTGAATGCCAAGGGATCCAATAACTTGATTCATCTGCTCCCCACACTTTTCACAAAGGTGAATTGGTGATGGGTCATGAATGCTTCTAATCTCTACAAGATTAGTCTCACATTCTCTACAGGCATATTCATATGTTGGCATTTATATTTCTCCCACTCTATCGCTACAGATAGCGTACATGTTAGTTTTATTAGATGTTCCTTCAAGATCTACGAGAACGGTTCTGTCTGTAGTTTCTTTTCCTGGATAGGCCCATATAAAGCCTTGGCTAGTTAAAGTATAGTCGTCTTCCTGATGCCAGAAATAGTTTAGCTGTGGAAAGGTAGTGTTTAAAAAGTGCAAGGCATCTAGATTCTTACAGTGAATCCATGCAGCATGTCCAATGTCTAACAGGAAAGTCTCTTTAATTAAGTACTCTGGTCCATTGTGACCAAGCCACAACAAGCCACTAATCTTCCATAGATCAAACTCTACATCATAACCAGCATTAACCGCATCCATAAGGTAGTCTGCCTGGTTCTCTTTGTGAGATGGTCCATTGACATTGCCACGATGTGCAATCTTAATCATCCAATGACCTCATTAATATAGCTATTCATGTCTTCTGGAGTTCCAAGACCGTGCATCTCATCCACAAAGTATGGGACAATCTTTTGGCCGTCAGCGATTGCTTCGTTATATACTGGTGCAATGTAGAACTCATTGTTAGTTCTAATGTCCTTGGATATCATTTGCTCAGCATACTTTACGTAGTCTGCCCCAGATTTCCATCCGTATATGCCAACGCTAGCATTATTGCTAATGACTTTCTTTTCTGCAACCTCAGTGATCAATCCATCATTAATTTTGGCATATGACCACTTAGTTTCGTCTGCGTGGAATAGGGCTATAACGCCCTGTGAGGCCATTAGGGAGCTAAAGGCCAAACCATCCCATGCTACTACCTGGTCTGAATTTGCAATTAAGAGCGGAGTGTTATTATCAATCAATTCTTTTGCCAATAGGGTAGTTCTTGCAGCACCATCTGTCAGTCCATCTACTTCAATTACCATACATCCTGGAGCAATTCCATCAAGAACATCGTCAAGATGATACTTTACCCTGTGATCCTTTTGAACAAGAAATATGTAGTTGCCATCAATACCCAGGCTTTCAACAACAAGCTGAATCATTGGCTTACCAAATATCTTGATGAGTGGCTTTGGTAGGGAGTATCCCTTTTCAGCAAATCTGCTGCCCATGCCTGCCATTGGGATTAAAACATTAGGCTTCATTTAGTTCCTCTACAACTCTTAAAATTCTATCAAAAAATATGTCTGATCTATTTATAACTGGCTCAACTGATGCACCACTTGCATAGGCTGCAGCCAGGCCAACTGGGCTATCTTCAAAAATAACTGTGTTGTCTTTGTTAGTTTCAAAGTAATTGATTACCTTGTTATATATTTCTGGACTTGGCTTTGGTAATGAAACATCTTCATTACTCAAAGAGTAGTCAATCAATTCTATCAGACCAAGGGACTTTAAGCAACCATCTAGAGTCTTTCTAATGCTATTGCTTGCAACGCCAATCTTTATATTGTTTGACCTAATAAACTTAAATAGATTTATTAGCTCTTTGTCTTGAGAAACGCTAGTAAAAAGGGTTGCAGAGTATTCCTGCTTTAATCTCCAGATGTCTTCGTGCAAACTTTCAGGCAAGTCTTTTATCTTTGTTAAGATATTTAGTTTAGCTTTAGTTGTCAAACCCTCAAAGATGTTATCCTGCTCATCCCTAGTTATAATTAGGTCACTACCAAATTCATCTAGTGCCAGGTTGAGAGCATTGAAGTGAATCTCTTTGCTATCAATCAGAACACCATCCAAGTCAAAGATGATTGCTTTATTCATTTCTATTTAAGAATGCCTTCACATGACTGTCTAGCTCTATGGTCTTCTTAAAATCCTCAACTGATCTCTCTGGATTTTGAATTGAGAAATAGTTTAGGTTTTGATAGTAAGCAATGTTCTTATAGAAGTTGTGAAGCTCTTGAACATAGTATAGATTGCTCAGGTTCTTCGTTGTTTCTCCTGGAGCTGGTATTGATACTATGAGCGGTGTAGTGATTTCTATCATGGTGCCGCCTGGTTGCATGAGGGCTGCGTTAGTCAAACCAGATCCAGTCAATGAGGCAATGGTCTTGACTGTGTGAAAGAAGTCAACCTGATCCTGAAAAGTTTCAAATGTTTCTGAGTACACAATCTCATAACCAAGATCCACAAAGACACGCTCAAGCTCTTCGTGACTATCCATTCTATAGTCTTTAGTAAAAGAAAGTCCGTTAGCTCTAACCTTTTCTTCATCTAGATCTTCTAGGTTTTGACCATAAGCAAGCTTTCTGCTTACAAAAACATTTCTGTATGGCTTTTGCCCCCTTGTGTTTATTGAAGGCTCAAAGAAATCATATATGATGCTTGTCTTCCTATTTGAGTCTGATGGGTAATCAGCAACAATAAAGTTATCCATATAGATAATTTCATATTCTCTTAGATTCACAAGAGTATACTTTATCTTTTTGTCAATTAGTCGTCTAACGAAATGATTTATATAGTCCCAGTCTTTACTCTTGCTATAGACAACGTCTGATATGTTGCTAATATCTAGGATTACGTCATGGTCTGGGTGCTCTTCTATGGCAGCAATTAATTCAGATAGGTTGTCTAGAACTGAGTGGTAGAAACTTCTACAAAAAGATTTAACTAGCTTTTTTCTACCGTCAATTAGATTAAGAGATAGCACACCATCAGATTCAATGTACCCTGGAATAACGTTCTCATTTTTTCTAAAATAGAAAAGATCGTCGCTAGTCCTTGGGTTTATGTTTTTGATGGTGTGCATCCCATTAAAAGTTGGCAGAGTCACATTCTGTGTAGCCTCTACGTCTGGAACATCTATAGTTACAACCTGATCTACTCTTGTAAACCAACTCTTAAGACCCATATTAAACCTAGCCCAAAGCCTTCCAGGTAAGGTTTCCTACAGCACCATCTGGCTTTGTAATTTCCTTACGAGTCTTTTGGAACTTAACAACTGCAGCCTTTGTGACATTATCAAATGTACCAGTAACTGGAACATCTAGTCTAGTCTGAAGCCACCTAACAGCATCACCAGTTGATCCAACCTTTAGCTCAGCCTTTAGTGCTGGCTTTGATGGTTTTACTGGTGCTGGTGCAGCCTTAGCCTCTGCCTTCTTGGCTGCCAACTCTTTGTCAACAGCTGCTGCCTGTGCCTCGTTGTGCTCTGGTGCTTCTGCTACTGGGTCACCCTTTTTAGCAACAACTGCTGCTGAAGCAATAGCCTTCTCAGATGCAATGAGTGCCTTGAAGAATGCAATTGGCTCAATGTAGTTCTTGCCATTAGCATCCCAGATGTGCTTGTTGCCAAGACGTAGCTCCCAGTGTAGGTGCTTGCCAGTTGACATACCAGTAGTACCCATCTTACCAAGTGGAGTACCAGCTTCAATCTTCTGGCCCTTCTTAACCTTTATGGATCCGTCCTGCATGTGTGCGAATAGAGTGGTGTACTCTTTACCATTAATCTTCATCAAGATAATTACATAGTTACCAAAGCCACCGCCTGGGGCTGTTGACTTCTTTGCTTCAATTACCTTACCGTCAAATGGTGCTTCAATCCAGCATGGCTCGTGTGGAGACCAAATGTCTGTTCCGTTGTGGTGCTTCTTTTGCTTAGTAACAGGATGGATTCTCATCCCCATAAGCGAGGTAGCCTTGAAATCTTTTCCAAGCTTACCGTCAATTGGAAATTGTGCCTTTGCCATATTTCCTCCTTTAGTTATAACTCTATTATAGCATTTGGAGCCACCTGTCAGGATTGAACTGACGACCTGCTCATTACAAGTGAGCTGCTCTACCACTGAGCTAAGGAGGCGTTTGCCAGTCGTGGTCACCTATTGGTTAAGGGTTCATTCCCACTGGCTGTATATACTAGTTCTCGCTTCAACACGGAGTCTATGAGTCTGAACACCTTCACCCCACGGCTGGAACACGGACAGCTTCATATATACGATCTCCACATAGATTATTCAGACCTATGCTTTGAGCGTCCTGGATGGGATTTGAACCCACGATCCCCTGGCTGACAACCAGGTGCTTTAACCGCTAAGCCACCAAGACAAGTTAGAGATAGACCTTCCGCAGCAAATCTATCCCCCAGCAGCTTCGTAGTGAAGCGAGAATTCCCATTCCAGAAGGAAACTGCTGTTTGAGCGTATGACAGGAATCGAACCTGCGCCTCTAACTTGGAAGGATAGGGCACTACCATTATGCAACATACGCATTGCTTGCTTTTATCCCATACCCAGGAGTGGTGCAAGCGGAACCATTAGCTCCCCACCGTGGATTCGAACCACGAACCAATTCATTAACAGTGAAACGCTCTGCCGTTGAGCTAGTGAGGAAAGTCTTTATTTAATTATTCTTTGCTGCGTTCTTTCTCTATGACAGTTAGAACATACAATTTCACACTTTTCTATTTCATCTAATAGTCTTTGCCTAGATACTGATCCCTGAACCAGCTTAGCAATGTCTCTATCTTTGTTTCCACGAACATGATCAAAATCCATCACATAATATGGATAAGACTTCTTGCAATCCATACAGGGAACAGACTCTTTCATGCTCCTTACAAATTTTTTATTTTCATCTACTACCCTTTTGCGTCTTGCGTATATTTGCTTTTTCATTTCTTCTGGATTTTCTAAATATCTTTTTTTAGATTTCAGATTGTCACAAGGACGACAAAAATTTTGCAGGCCACTAGAGTTAGCTTTATTTTTATTAAAGTTATCTATAGATACTTCTTTTTTGCAGTGCGAACAATATTTCATAATGTTAATTATAACATATAGTTCACATCTTTGTCAACTATTTAGTTACTAGGCGACGCTTCTCAGCATCCCAAACCTTTGGACGCTTCTTAGAAGCCTTACCACTTGGTCTGGAGTCATTACGATTTCCCTTTGTTTTAGCAGCCATTGTAAAACCTTTCTAATTAATTATACCAAAATTTTGATTACTGGGGCACACGGATCTCCGCCGTCTTCCCATTCTTTTTCTTCTTCTTCACTCATGTATGGATCGCCATCATGTGTATAGCAGAATGGCTCAGTTACCCAGCCCTTGTCAATTCCAACCTGAAGCCATTCCCAGACTTCAGATGTATCTACCAATTGTTTTTCGTTCATATATATATTATACTTTCTTCTCAAGTAGTTGTCAAGTATTAAGTTGCGGTATTCTTTTTAATTTTCATGTTGTTCACAAACTCATGTGATCCAATTAAGTGTGCATTGCCATTAACAATCCATTCAGCATTTAGCTGTCGTCCAACGCAAAAACTAACAAACCATGAAAGAAAATCTGTCTTTAGCTCTTCTCCTGCATACACTAGAGAGAGGTAGTCCGTGTCCCCAATACGCTGTGCAGTCACAATGTTTCCTGTTTTTTGTGGACTAAATTCTTCTGGTACCAAATCTTGTTCAGCTCTCCACATACAAAGAAAAGTCTTGCATGGATTTTCTGGTCTGTTGTCGTAGTCAGAGCATCCTTTATCAACTTCACAGAATTGACAAGGCTTGCCAGGATACATCTCTTCACCATGAATGTTAGCAGTTAGCCAGCCTTCACAACATTTAGTGCACGATCCACAAGACCTTGCACCTTTCTTGCCAATACCAACTTCAACTTTTCCCATTAGTATATTATACTATTCTCAGTTATGAATGTCAATGATTATTCTAAGCTCAGCAGGTAATCTGATACCGCTGGATTTTCACGCAAGACTAGCAACAGGGTGTCTTCATACATTGCAATAAAGTAGTGTTCCCAAATACCAATTAGCTCATCTGACTGAACGTCTTCTAGGTTTGGCTTAATGCCACTTGATCCATTTGAAAAACGGATAGCATGAAAAAGTTCATGGAACAATGTTTGACGCTTACGAGATGGTGGACAGTGCTTATCAAGAACAATGATATTGCTCTTCTGAAGAGTATACCCATAGCTATCATCATTGATAAGTCCATCATCATCACGTGAACGCTCAATAACTGTCCAGTCTTGTGCACCAATCTTAATCTTGGTAGGCACTTTTGGATACTTAATAGTCTTGGCATTAGCCATAAGAAAACCCCTCCTAAATAGTGTTTACGTCTAGTATACACCACCCAGAAGGGGTTGTCAAGGGGTTGGTAGGGGATTTAGTTTTCTGCGTTCTTGTCTACCTTTGCGAAGGCTGAGTTGATCTCATCTAGAGTCAGCTTACCATCGTCAAGGAAGGCACGAGCCAGTCTCTCAACCACTGTTGCAACACCCAATAGTCCAGCCATAGATACAGCCTGGAGGGTGTCAATTCCAATCACAGCACCTGCACCTAGGACTCCAAGTCCTGATGCGGCAAATACTGCGACGATTCTTAGTAGAATGTTCTTAACAGTGTGCAAGCCACCTGTTACTCCATATTCTTCTTCCATTTTACTTTCCTTTCAATAAGCGAATAAATTACTTAGTTATTCTTTATTTCTAATAGGATATGTAATAATCCATAGACCTAGTGTACCCATGATACAATAGCCAACAATTGTCTTGGCAGATCCCTCTAACACTACCCAGGCAACAAACATGCCTAGGAGTGTCCAAGCTTGCCCAAGAATATCGTTGAAGAATTTGATTAGCTTGTCCTTCATTTTATTCCTTTCTTCTGGCTGATGAGCCTGATGATGATCCGCCTGATGATCCACCAGTTGTTCCTGATGATCCAGACGCTGTTACAGCTGCTGATGCAGCTGCGGTTGTTGCAGACTGAACAGCATTGATAGCTGCTCCTGCTGCAATAACGGTTGCGATAACTGTTTCTTCCGCTGCTTCACGGACTTCTGGTGCCATGTCAGCACCAACGTTACCAATATTATTAAATACTTCTAGAGCTGCTCCTGCAACATCTCCAAGCAAAGGAATTGCTGCAAGCTCAGATGGCAGCTCAGCGTCATCTGCTTCTGCTGCTACTGCAAGAGCTTCTAGAGCTTGCTCATAGGCTTCTGATCCCTGCTCTGCAGTTTCAAATACAACCAAGGCTGCCTCTACAAGTTGCTCTACCTGTGCATCTGTCAGATCTTCTGGTGCAGTCTCTACTAGGTTTGAGATCTCCTCTACCGCTGTCACTTCTGTAGGTGGCTCTGGAGCAAGCTCAGGTGCTGGCTCAGGCTCTACAGGAGGTTCTGGTGCTGGTTCAGGTTGTGGCTCAGGTTCTGCAGGTGGTTCTGGGGCAGGCTCTGGTTGTGGCTCTGGATCTACAATAGGTGGCTCTGGTTCAACCACAGGAGGTTCTGGAATCACGACAGGTGGTTCTGGCTCTACCACTGGTGGAGCAGGCTCAGGGCTTGGTGCTGGTGATGGCTGAGGCTCAGGAACTGGAAGAGGAATTGGCTGTGGTTGTGGCTGTGGCTCAATTACTGGTGGAGTTACTATTGGTGGAACCACTACTTGTACTGGCACTATTGACCAGGTAAATCTAGTAACCTTAACCACTCCTCCGCAAGGATCACCAAAGGTTCCGTTATCCAGAGCCACAGTTATAGATGTTTGACCAATCATCAGGTTGCCCAGCACTGAGGAGACATCTGCTCCACATGTTGCATCGTCTGGTGATCCGTACCATGCACGTACAGAGTAGAACTCCCAACCAGCAGGTGCTGTAATGGTTACAGTTTCCCCTTCCCAGTTTTGCTGAGCCCACCAAGGTTGCTCTACAATCACTGTTGGAGTGGGGGTTGGGGTTGGTTCTGGAGTAGGCTCTGGTGTTGGAGTTAGTGCTAGAATAGCAGCCTCTAGTCCAGGAATTGAAGCCAAGGCTGTGCTTAAACGTACTTGAGCAGCCTGATTAGCATTTACTGCTGAGCTGTATGCAAGCTGTGCCGTTGCCAAGGCTGTCTGGGCTGATACAACTGCTGCAGACTCTGCATCGCCATAGGTGGTTGTTTCTGGTATCGTAGTTGTGACACCAGCAATAAGACTAATGTTGTCAATGCTTCCAGCAAAGTTACCATTCCAGTAACCGTTGTCTACTAGTCGGAACCCAATATCCCACCTAACTGCATCATCAGACAGATTGTAGGTTGCTGTAAAGTGTGTCCAAGAGAATGTGTCAGCACGGTCACGAGTATCATAGTAGTTTAGTCGTTGTCCTGCGGCGTTGTAGGTTCTGAACTCTACCCTATAGCCATCTATCTGTGGGCGATTTCCGTCATTGAAGTTATTGTTCGACATGTCATATGAAAATGTAACCTGTCTAACTGGTGATGGAAAAGTTCCAGTTTGGGACATAAAGTTATATATGTAGGAGCCAACTAGCACACCGTTGTAAACACGAGCAATGTTTGAGTTAATCACTGTTTCTGGAGATCCCATGCCAATGTTTGACCAGTTGGATGCTGTATCAAAGGTTCCGTTTATTACCTGTTGCTGTGCTACTGAGGTAGTAACGGCTGGCGTTACTACTGCCGTTGCAAGCTTGGCAACTAGTGCAGAGTCGTAAGCTGCCTGGGCATCTATGACATTCTGGCTAGCAGAAGCTAATGTGGCGGCTGTGTCAATTGCATCTTGGCTAGCAGCAGCGACCTCCTGCTGTCCAGCAATTAGTGCTGACTGAGCCTCGTCTAGAGTTTGAGCATGGGCTGGGGTAGCAAAAAACAATGGCAGGAAAGCCATTGATAACGCTGCTAAGAATCTTGGGGTTTTAATTCTGTCTCCTTGTTAGTGGGGCATGCCTAACAAGACTATTATATCATTGTTTAAGATAGCAAAAAGGGGACCAGACATTTGTCCAATCCCCTTAATGAGTATTAAGTTAGAAGTCCCAGTCTTCATCCTCTGTAGACTCTTGCTTACCAATTACGTAAGAAGAACCTGACCCACTAAAGAAGTCGTGGTTCTCGTCAGCGTTAGGTGACAGTGCAGAGAGAATCGCAGGATTTACATCACAAGATTCTTTAGGGAACAATGCGTCAAAGCCTAGGTTCATCAGAGCCTTGTTGGCGTTGTAGTGCAAGAACTTCTTTACATCTTCTGTTAGCCCAATGCCATCATAAAGATCAGCAGTATACTTAATCTCGTTGTCATACAGTTCCATCAATAGATCGTAGGCGTAGTTCTTCAACTCTTCCTGGCGTTCTGGTGATGATTCGTTGTATGCCTGCTGAAGCTTGTAGCCAATGTAGTAACCATGAACAGCCTCATCACGAATGATAAGTCTAATTAGATCAGCAGTGTTGGTAAGCTTTGCACGGCTTGACCAATACATTGGTAGATAGAATCCACTGTAGAACAAGAATGACTCTAGCAATGTAGATGCAATCTTACGCTTCTCTGGATCATCTCCATAGTAACGCTCTAGGACAATCTGTGCCTTCTTCTGTAGGTATGGGTTATCCTCAGACCATCTGAAGGCATCCTCAATCTCTTGTGTTGATGTCAGAGTAGAGAATACACTTGAGTATGACTTAGCGTGTACTGACTCCATGAATGCAATGTTTGTTATTACTGCTTCTTCATGTTGTGTACGTGCATCTGGCATTAGTGACATTGCTCCAATGGTACCCTGGATGGTGTCAAGCATGGTTAGCCCAGTAAAGACACGCATGGTGAGAAGCTTTTCTTCATCTCTTAGCGTAGCCCATGATGGGATATCGTTTGATAGAGGCACCTTCTCTGGTAGCCAGAAGTTTGAGGTAAGACGGTTCCATACCTCAAGATCAATCTGATCCTCAATCTTGTTCCAGTTAACTGGTCTTGTAATCATATTGCCCTTTCTTATAGCATGCATGATACGCACTCTTCAACGTCTGTACCCTCTAGGGCCATCTGACGAATGCGGATGTAGTAAATAGTCTTGATACCCTTTTTCCAGGCAGAGATCTGTGCCTTGTTCACATCACGAGTAGTCGCAGTGTCCTTGAAGAACAGTGTCAGGGATAGCCCCTGGTCTACGTGCTGAGTTGCAGCAGCGTAAACATCAATGATCTTCTCTGGTCCAATCTCATACGCATCTTGGAAGTACTCAAGGTTGTCGTTAGTAAGGTATGGTGCTGGGTAGTAAACACGACCAAGCTTGCCTTCCTTGCGGATCTCAATCTTAGATGCGATTGGGTGGATAGATGATGTAGAGTTGTTGATGTATGAAATCGAACCAGTTGGTGGAACAGCCTGCAGGTTCTGGTTGTATAGACCAAAGTCCTTAACGTTGCCTGCAAGGTATGCCCAGTCTGCATCTGTAGGAATCTTAATGCCTGCATCTGCAAATATCTTAGCAACCTTCTCAGTCTTTGGTGTCCAGTCACCGTACATGTACTTCTCAAAGAATTCACCTGTTGCATACTTTGACTTCTCAAAGTTATCAAATGGTGAGCCAGTCTCAATAGCCATCTTGTTAGAAGCAACTAGACAGTGGTATAGAACAGTGTAGAAATACATGTTAGTAAAGTCAATAGACTCTTCGTCACCATAGTGCATAAGCTCTTTACCAAAGTAACCGTGTAGGTTCATCTGACCTAGGCCAATGGCACGTGACTTCTTGTTACCCTCAGCAATTGACATGACAGACTTGATGTATGACATATCTGCTACAGAGGTCAGTGCACGGATAGCAGTCTCAATAGTCTTTCCAAAGTCTGGTGACTCCATAGCCTTAGCAATGTTTAGTGATCCTAGGTTACATGAGATATCCTTACCAATGTTATCGTATGATAGATCATCGTTATAGGTTGTTGGTGTATTTACCTGTAGGATTTCTGAACATAGGTTAGACATATTGATACGTCCATCAATAGGATTAACGTTGTTAACAGTGTCTTCATACACAATGTATGGATACCCTGACTCAAACTGAAGTTCAGCAATGGTCTGGAAGAACTCACGAGCCTTGATCTTAGACTTCTTGATACGTGCATCGTCTACCATCTCTTGGTACTTCTCAGTTACTGAGATGTCTGACATTGGCACTCCATAGACACGCTCAATGTCGTATGGTGAGAACAAGTACATGTCTTCGTTGTTCTTAGCAAGCTCTAGAGTAATGTCTGGAATAACAACGCCAAGGCTGAGAGTCTTAATACGAACCTTTTCATCTGCATTCTCTCTCTTAGTGTCTAGGAACTTCATGATGTCTGGGTGGTGAGCATTTAGATAAACTGCCCCTGCACCCTGGCGTGAGCCAAGCTGGTTAGCATATGAGAATGCATCTTCTAGCATCTTCATTACTGGAATGATTCCAGAAGACTGGTTTTCAATCTTCTTGATAGGTGCACCAGACTCACGGATGTTTGTCATGTTTAGGGCAACACCTCCACCACGCTTTGACAGCTGAAGCGATGAGTTGACTGCACGTGCGATAGACTCCATGTTGTCTTCAATGCGTAGCAAGAAGCAAGATACGAACTCTCCACGCTGCTTCTTACCTGCGTTAAGGAAGGTAGGAGTTGCTGGCTGGAAGCGTCCTGAGATGATCTCATCAACTAGGTCCTTAGCCAGCTGCTCATTTCCACGAGCAAGCATCAGTGCATTCATGGTGACACGGTCTTCAAAACGTTCTAGGTAGCGTTCACCATCAAAAGTCTTTAGGGCGTATGAAGTATAGAACTTGTAAGCTCCAACGAATGTTGGGAAGCGGAACTTGTATCCATATGTCTGCTTAAATAGTTCCTTAACAAATTCAAAAGAGTACTGGTTAAGAATCTCTTCGTCATAGTATTCTTTTGTAACTAGATACTCTAGCTTCTCTTCAAGACTGTGGAAGAATACTGTGTTTAGATTTACGTGATCTAGGAAGTAGGCTCTTGCTGCTTCTCTGTCTTTTTCAAATTGGATCTTTCCATCTGCCCCATAGAGATTGAGCATTGCGTTTAGTTCGTGATAACTGTAGTTATCCATATAGCAGACCTAGCCTTTCGTTTACTTTAATTACATCGTCGTCTGTGCCAAAGATTTCTACCTTGGCGATTACTGGTACCCCAGTCTTTTGTGAGATCATCTCTGCAGCCTTGCAAAAATGTTCTCCAAAGTTTGTGTTGCCTAAACCAACTACTCCACGTAGCCATGCCCTATTGCTAGGAATGTTTAGGAATTTCCTAACCTGCCTTGGGATAGCTGACTTATCGCTACCACCTCCATAAGTTGGGACCATCAGAACGTATTCTGTTTCAACATAAACTGGATGTGCAGGGTCCCAGCTTATAGGAATACGGATAGGTGAACCACCCAACTTTTCAACAAATCTCTTGGTGTTACCTGAATAATTTGAGAAATATACAATTTGTATAGACATCTATTCTAACTCCATTTTTTAAAATCAGAGACAAGAAAAGGGAAGGATTTTTGCCCTTCCCCTCTCAAGTATATCCTGACTACTTACGTAGTGCAACCTTGTTCTTAGGGAACTTCTTGTTCCACTTAGCTGCAAGAGCGTTATACTTCTTGATCTCTGCAGCCTTTAGAGTAGCAGCAGTAGTCTCTGCTAGCACAAGCTTGGCCTTTAGGATAGCAATCTCTGCATCCTTTTCTGCTACTAGAGCAGCTAGGTCTACAACCTTTAGCTGACCCTTAACAAAACCAACAGGCTTTGCAAGACCAGTTACAGCAGTTGCTACGGTAGCAGTTGCTAGTAGGTCATATGCATCTACTGACAGTCCAGTTAGTTCCTTAACGGCAGTACCGTCAGTTACAGTGGTTAGTGAGTAGGTGTTAGTCGCAGTTGCACTGATTACCTGTAGAGAAACGGTTGCACCAGAAACAGCATTACCAAATACGTCAGTACCAGTAGCAGTTACCTTTGCGGTAGTTCCTAGAGCAGCAGTTGGAGCAGACAATGCAATTGCATTAAGTGATCCAGCAGTACCCTTTACATAGTAAGTTACAGCAGTAGCTGCACCAACAGTCACTACAACCTTGCCAACCTTGGTAGTCTTAGTGTACACCTTGAAACCAGCGGTTGTTCCAGTACCTGTAGTGATGTCTAGACGAGAAACGCCAGAGCTAGCAGTTACAGGAGCAGATAGAGTTGATACTGCAGTTACTAGGGTTGCATCAGTAGCTACAACAGCTACAGTCTCACCAGCAGTAATGCCAGTAAGTGCAAAGTCTAGAACGTCAGCAGAGTCTACTGAGTTATCAGCAGGCACTGGTAGAGAGATTGCTAGTGCTTCTGTAGCACCAGTCTTTGTTACTGAGTCTCCACCAGTTAGTGTGTAGGTTGCACCTACAGCGTTAGCAGGTGAAGCAACCAATGCGGTTGCGGTTAGAACCATTGCAGAAACAATGGCAATTAGTGGCTTCTTGAATGAAGTCATATGTTTTATTCTCCTTGTTATTTTCTGTGTTTTTTGATTTATATTAAATCAAATCTTGCTAAGTACTCTGTCACATCTTTGGGAACAGGTTTATATTGTATCACGTTGCCGTCCCCCATGTCAAGTACTGATTTTGGTCTATCCTTGAAAGTGTGAACCTCTACTTCAAGGTTTTGTTCCTTTGGCGTATGTGATATGGCACCAAAGATAGCACCGCATACAGCATCCGCAAGGTCCTTAGAGGACTTCCTAGGGTGGTCTACACGGTTGTTCTTCATAATCTTAAGCTCTGTAAGTTCTTCAAAAAGAAGCTCTATTGCTGGCAGGGCTAGTCGCTCTTCATACATAAGCATAGCCATGTCCTCATAGTGCTTCTTAGCAACAGAAACGGTTTCAGTTCTTATACCAACAGACTTAAGTTCATTCTGAATATCAAATGATTGCCAACGGTCAAACGAAAC